CCAGCACGAATTTTTCAACTGTTATCAAGGGTAACAGGTACTCTTATATAGGCATGTACAACCATTCTTACCGCGCTCTGCCATTCTCTGGGTAAAAATATACACCTCCCTACAACCATGTAGAGCAGTGTAACTGCTGCCTGCTTTGTGCCTACTTCTTTCTTTTCCCACTATAATTGTACGTGTGGCACAAATGCCGTTCGACAGCCTTTAAATCCAACCCAATCTCCAAACCCAAGCTGTATCATCTGCCCCAGCATTTTTTCTGCCTCTTTTCGACTAGCAGCAAGCTTTGCATCTACAAGATCAGTAGCCGTCGATTGCTACGACAGTTCTACTTGTGTCTGGTACAGCAACATCAACATTTACCCAATGACTAGATTCAGACATTACTTTTCTCCAGAAGAGGACTTGGGTAACTCAAATACACTCTTAAGATATCCACAAGCTGTTATGTAGATTTGATGTCTTGTAGACTCAGAAAGTGGCGTAGCTCCAATATTTTCTCTGATTGTCTGTTCCATAGCCACTACAATAGCTGTTGCAGAGCGTACCTTCTCATCTTCAGATACTGTGTTTTGCGAATGTGTATTCCAGCAGTATGTGGGGTACGCAGGTGGCAGCACGCTGTATGGTGTACTATACTCTGAAGGTGTTATTTCTACATTACCTTCGGAGTCATACGTTGGTTGATAATTTGACATTACTTTTTTCCTATTTTATTAGCAACTACATGTGAAGTACTTAGGCTTCACAGCACATGGTTTACCCATGACATTCTCAACATGCTTCCAGAATATATCTGGTATATCTCCATGTGCGTCTCTTCCTACAAAGAACAAATTCTCGTTATCCATCCGGTATGCACCTATTCCATAATCAGGGTGATTTTTAACATCCTCTTCTGCTATATAACCAAGGAGATTTTCAACATACTCTCCTGCTATAGCAGCCATCACAATGTCATAACCAGGACAGTCGGCAATACGCAGGAAGGTTCTCAACCATACTTCTGAGTCTTCTTTTGTACAAACAATACCATCTACTACAAGTGGCGGTTCCTGATCAAACGCTGGATGTGTCCAATGATGCTTCATATCCGTAATTGTACGTGGGTACAAAAGTAGCCAAAACCTTTCTCCCTTTTCTACTGCTCGTTTAAGAAAGGGATCAACAACTCCTACAGCATGTTTAACCTCAGCTTCGCTATCTATCCCTCGTCCTTGTCCATCTGAAGTTAAGACAACATCTTCTCCGACAGCCATCGTCTCAGCAGCAACCAAAGGATAGCAAGCTACATGTACCGCATCCCTCTTCTGATCTACAGTTGGTGCTACACCAAGTACAACTTCATCTTTTGTCATTGTCATTTACTCTACTCCATCTATTTCAACTTCGGAGATATCAATCCATCTTCAGATTTATACTTCTCTAGCACTGACCCACAAGATGGTTCAACAGTTTTAAGTTAAGATGACAGGCACTGCTGCTATCATCAGCATATAATATAATGTTGTTTGTTGTCCGGTTTTGGTTCATTCATTATCATTCTCCGTGTTCTTCTCTGGAGAAAATAGTTAACTTACTTCTTTTACACTGAATCATAGATGATCTCCCCAGCCGATGTCGTTTAGCTGGTCTGGGAAGTATTCGTTGATAATTTCCAACGGCAGATCACTTTCGACCATGCCCTCTTCGGGATCGTCGCTCTCGCTTTGCCCGATGAAAATAGCTGGACCTTTGATGTAATCGTTGGGAAGCAACGAGCGGTCCAACTTGGCAAGCATACTGACAACAACGTCAGTGGCTCGCTGATTGCGATGTAAGTTCTTGGAGATACCATCCTCGTCAACATACAGGACGAATTGCTCGCCCACCCGGACGAGTTCAAGCCATCCATCATTCAGTTCGGCCTTGATGTCGTTATAACCAGCAAGACTCTTGATTTCGACAGACCCATTGGGCTGCACAACAATTGCTCGGTTATTCATGGTTTTCCTTTCGATTTAGTGTTCGGGCTACGGGTCGTAATCCCGATGTAATATAATCTACTTTGTATTTAGCATGATGTTAGGAAAAAGATTCACCGCCCGTATGATCCGGGGCAACTTCTTTTGCTTCTTCCTCGTTAGCTGCCTCTACTTCCATGTCTTGACAGGCGTATCCAATTCTTCATTGAACTTTTGTTAATCGACCTTCAAACTTACAACTGTTCCGATGACATCCCTTTGATGAATCAAAATGGTGGATAGCCCCACATTGTGGGCATTTCCAACGTCCATATTCATCATATATTTTCTGTCGTGTTGTCTTTGTCTTCTTTAATTCCATCTCAAAACCCTGCTATCAAAAGATCATAGACAGTCTTCTCATACTCTGAAGCAGCTTCATAAGGGGTCATCCCCCAAATCCTTTTCATCCCCGCATAATAAAAAGAGTAAAATCAACATCATCTCTTTTTACAGGTTGGCCTAACACTTCAATGTCCTGCATCGCTAAATTCTTTCTTTGTTAATTCAATTAACAGGTGGTCATGCTTGTGCGTAAGAAATAATCTATACTCCGTCTTGCTACGCAATATTCTAGCAACTTCTTTCACTGTGCTTGCTACAGAATCAGATGGGTAAGACTGTGTTGACCCCAGAACAAAATCAGCATGCTCGCTCATTGTTTTCTATTTCTCCCTTCTAAGTAAAAACACCCGCTCCTATTTCATACTTCAAACGGGATACTAAAATGCCGGTCTCTCCCGGCTGTCACCTCGTAACGCACAACCAAGCCATCGTTAAGCTCTTGCCGAGTTGCCGTCTCGTTGCGTAATTGGATTTGCATCCGAGGTTGAGAGTTCCCAAGTCCACCGCAACTGCGGTCCCGTACATGTCCGACATCGGCACGGGCGAGATTGCTTTGCCCTTTCGGGTAAGGAGGTCGGAAACCTTGCTCGCCTGAAAAGTGGGAGAGGCAGGAATAGAACCTGCAAATAATCAAGCGTGTTGCAAACTTGATTGAACTAGCACATGCGGGTTTCAACGTATGTTGTCTTGCTAGCGTGTCTACCATTCCACCACTCTCCCAATCTTCTCGCACACTATAGCAGCATACATAACATGGGGCAACCCCCAGATGGCTCAAATTCCTTGTACACCCCGTGTACACTGTACAAAATATATTCCAGAATAGACCTTGCGTAAGCAATACTTTTCAATTATACTGGCGTGTACGGATGAGTGTTATTTCTTATATATTTATATATAAGGGATAACAGCAATCTTGTATAACGTTATGAATCACGTTTCTAAACGATCAAGATCGTACGCAGCATTCCTCAAACGCTCCAGTTCGTCTGTAGAGCGTCTTTCTCCCCCGGACGATGAAAATACCGTCTGGCCTGCTTTAAGCTTCATCTGGGCTATCCTGGAACGCGGAACAGCACCTAAAGAGGACTGCTCTGAGTAAAAACACTCGAAATGCTGTATTTTAGGTCACTTTTTGCTGAATATGGCACTATCGGTTCTGAGTGTTTTTACTCCCAGAGGCACTTTTGAAGCTCGGATTGTCCCAAACCCTAGTATTCCACCCTACCCCCACCATATCTGAAGGCAATTCTGGCTCATTTTTAGCTCAACTCAGAAACCATTTACATCTGTTCAGGAGATTTCTCCTAATTTGGCTTGACCAGCACTAGAAGCACATGTATGCTGATCAGCACCAGTATAACAATTCTGGCGTAATCATGAATTTTGACATTGAGCCATACTGCCCGACATCTCATCGAGATGGTGTGCGACTTGTTGAGCGTCAAGCTCGGGAACATCCCTGGTCGAACGCTCGTTTAATCATGCTGCTGAACCTAAGAGCCACACGCACATTTGTAGCTTGTGACCAAGGCTTTGTTGCTGGGTTCGCCATCTCACATATTCACACACGCTCAAATACACTTGAACTAATTACAGTCTGCGTATTATCTGAATTCCGTAGACGAGGAATTGGGACACGCTTAATCAATGCCGTGCTTGATTGTGCGGGCGACAATGAATTGGATGTGATCTGTGAGATTAAGGAAAGAAACCTTGATGTGCAGATGACGATGAAAGCTGTTGGGTTGTTATGTACCAAGATCGTTAGCTTTTCCCCAGAAGAAGACTCGCTGTATGTATTTCAGTTGGAACCTAACGCCAGCGTATTTACGCCATATGATTATTGATTTTATGGTCAATGAATGAGGCAGTAAAGTAATGGATTTTCCATGTGCGATTGTTGATTGTTTTGCTCAACATCCTAACTTGTGTCGATTGTCGATTGCAAAAAAGACTGTGAAAGGAAAGCCAATTGATCAGGTAGCGGTTAAGTTTGTGATGGCAGAGAAAAAACTTCTTGAGTTTGTACCAGTAGATGAACTTGTGCCTGACATCTTTCTTGAGGCACCGACTGATGTTGTTCAGGGAAAGCCAGCATACACATTTGAGATTAAAGCTAATCAGGCTGTTGCTTTTCGACCACAAGGTAAGGGAATCAATTTACCTCTTGGTCATAGACAAGATACTGATCCTCTTATTGGCGGCATTCAAATTACTGCTGACATGGGACAGAAGGCCGGTACACTCGGAGGTTTTATTCAAGACTCTCATGGTCAGTGGGTAATGCTGACATCTCATGCTGTTGTTCAGTCAACAGTTGAGGGAGTGTATCAAGCCGGGCCAAAAGGAAGAAAGATTGGAGCATATCGTAATTATCCTGCCGAACTTGGTTTTCCAGTTGCGGTACATATGGAGCCAGATTTAAGGTTTCAGCCACGAGCAATTATGGGTATTGATGTACCTGTTTTGCTGGATGAATACACTGTGCCAACATTAGGTATGAAAGTAGTAAAATCTGGCAGAACAACAGGTGTTACAACAGGTGTTGTATCAGAAGTTAATACTTTTGCTTTCTTGTCTCAGGTAAATGGTGATGAGCACTACTCAGAATTTATGGCTGAGTTGTTTGTTGTTGAGTCTGACACCAAGGCTACATTTGCAACTAATGGTGATGCTGGAGCGTTAATCATTCATGATGGCGGGATTATTGGTATGGTTATTGGGGGTACAGAAAAGGAAACACTTTGCTGTACATCAGAAGCAATCTCCGATTGCATTGACCAAACTGATTGACAGACGACAATAATTTAAGTAGTCTAATTACTGACAAATCAATTCTTTGCATGATTACCATCTCATCTCATCATGCGTAATATTTACTTGTTGGAAAGACATGATGAGTACAAAACAAAAAGAGAATCTGTGGGAGATGTTTAACACAGTTATTAAGTGGAGCTATCCTCCTATAAGTGGATTAGTTGTATTTCTAGTTGCGGGACACATTAGCCAAGAAATTCGTTTGTCTGAGCTTGAATCGAACCGCTGGACCGAACGCGAGCAGGCACAGTTTGAAAAAGAACATACACGGGAATTCAATACGCAGATACGGAAAGTCAGAGACGACTTGCATTTGATTCGTGAATCGCAAGCTCGGTTGGAAACCAAACTCGAAAATGTAAACAAGTAGGGGTAAGCCATGAAGAAGGATGTGGCAGTGTGGTTATTGGTGTGGCTAGTAGCAATGGTTGCTTGCTCAGCAGTAGGCTACGCATACACAACGTACGTAGTGCTGAAAACATCCAAGGGGTACTTTGTTGTGGCAGAAGGACCGGATGGTATGCCTGTTACTACTGAGGCAGCGTTGCAAGACCTCACTGGAAGAGTTCCGCCTGTTGATCCAGACGATGATAATGATGATGGTGATAATGATGATAATGATGATAATGATGATGGTGAGGATGGTGAGGACTTGCCAGATGGACGGTTTGGGCTAGCACCACTTACGAGGCAATTGGCAACAACCCTTGTAGAAGACAAGCACCGTTCAGCGGCTGCAAAACTTACCGACGCTTACGCCATTGTGGTTGAACAAGCATCCGACGACAGCTTCGAGAACGTTCAGCAGATGGTTACCGTCCAAAAGGGTGTCAACGCGAATGTGCTAAAAATGGAGAATATACCTACCAAATCATGGAAGCCATTTTTCACAGCACTAGGTAAAGCCTTAAGTGATTTGCAACGCAGCGGGAAGCTGAAAACAACAATCAAGGATCACATCATCGCATGGGAAGAGATAGCGATGGGATTGGATGCGGTCAAATGACAGATTTTCTGGAGCCCCTACCAAAGGCTGACGACGCGATCATTCAGAATCGACTAACATCGTTAGGTTATGTTGGTAAACTCGCTGAGACAATCAAGAAGTTCCAGGCGTTCAACGGACTCAAGGATGACGGAGACTGTGGACCTATTACCTCTCAACTCCTGTTGTATGCTCCCCGTTGTGGTTGTGATGACGTTCAACGTTCTGGGCTTTGTCGGTTTCCTCATAAGGATGTGAGGTGGTGGCATGATATGTCTTTCTCAGGACTGTCGTCTGAGGAAGTGCAACGAGCATATAAGGCAGCATGGAAAGTCTGGAACAATGTTTGTGGGCTAGCAGCAATTGAAACGGGTTCAAAATCCCTCGCAAACGTGTACGCACACGCAAGAAGAATTGATGGAGGTGGGGGAACGCTTGCTTGGTCTTACTTGAGTTGCGGTGCTGACGAAGACACACAATTGGAACAGCGGTACGACACGAGCGAGAGTTGGGGGTATCGTTCATTCCGTCGAGTGGCGATCCACGAGATCGGTCACGCTCTCGGATTTGATCATAGTCCAAATCGTTCTTCTATCATGTATGCCTACTCCAACGCAGATGTAAATGAGTTGTCAGCGGAAGACATCCAGGGAGCAATCAAACGTTATGGAGAAAATACTAATCCAACTCCACCTATACCACCAACGCCTCCTGATAATGGGCCTGTTATCACGGGAGAAATCGGAATTGACGGTATACCATACTGGCTTGTGAAGAAAATCGACTACAACCCATGAGGCTATTATGTGGATGATTCTGGTTGCTGTTTTAGCTAATCCTATTGACTATGACATGCTTTCTGCACCAATTGATTATGGTCAGAATGGGGATGTTACTTTTCTCCAGGAAGAGACAAAGCCGGTTGTTAGAATTTATACAGCATCATGGCATAAACCATGCAGGGTACTGAAAAGGAATCTTACTTCTATTATTGATGTTAAGATTCAATGGATTGATGAAGTAGATACACCTACTTGGGTAAGAACACTTCCTACAATTCATTGGGAAAAGACTCCTGGTAATTGGCGTCAGTTGAGTGGGGCAGTTTCTAGGGAACAATTTGATTCTATTGTTTTGGGTAAGCAGCCTTCTTTTTCTAAATATGTAATTCAGTTCTCAGGGCGACAATGGACTTGGCCTGGAAGTATTCGTAATCATTTACTTGGTGAAATCCATCAGTTTACAGAAGAAGAATTGAAGGGTTTCAGTGATGCTGAGTTGATTCAGATTCATAACTACGAGCATGAGCATAATTTACCTCGCGCAAAATACCCATTAAAAATTGTGCTTGACAAACGTTTTCCAATTAGACAGTATTGTCCCACCTGACCGGCATAATTGTCTAGCAGTTAGCTAGGAGAAACCAATGACACAGTTAGTACAGCAGCTTCAAACACAGGTTGATCAGAATCTTATAGAGCAGGACATTCCTCAAGAATTCCTAACTCCAGAACTTGGCGGAATTCTGATTGAAATTCTGATTGAGTTTCTTACGTCTTGTATTGGTCGTCTTGGAAAACAGTCTGTTGCTGAAAGGATGCATGATCCTGGACCTTATCAGAAGATGGCACTGAAGAGAGAAATCAGACGAGCGGTCTATGATGGATCATGGAGAAAGTATCGTATTGGAGGTGGTAATAAGGTCCGAACTGCTCTTTTGCAAGTTTCTACGCAGTCTACTCCAGAACAATGTATGGCTTTAATTGAAGAGGTTGAAACTGAAGTTCCGGGTATTGACTATGACATGGGATAAATAGTTATGGCTGATACAATCTCCGCTGCCTATAATTTGAGTTTGAAGGTTACTGATACTCCAGACTTTAGTCTTGATCTTGGTTCTGGCGGAACTTTAACGCATCAAATTACTGGTGGTGCTGGTACACTGACAGCTAGTAGTGCAGTTCCTGCTACAAAAGCATGGTCTGATCAAGTTCAATTATCTTCAGGGACTCTTACTCTTGATTTAACTGCTTTAAGCCGTGGTTCAGTATTGTCTGCTGTGGACTTTTCGGGTCTGAAGGTTCAAATTATTAAGTTGAAAGCTCCAACAACCAATACTGCTGATATTACAGTTGATGTTGGTGCTGCAAATGGTTATGAATTATTTCTTGGTGCTAGCAGTCAACTTGATCTTGGTCCTGGCGATAGTGTTTTGTTTAAACGTACTGACAACTTAGCTGATGTTGCTGCTGGTGATAAAGACATTGATCTATCTTCAAGTGATGTAGATGCTTTGTTGGATATTATCTTGGTAGCTGGATAGCTGATATAATTCAATTCTTAACAGTTCGTGTTTTGTTGGAAAAGGTAAGAAAACAACACACACACAAAGTGAGGAACGCAGATGGCAATCACTGATCCGAGGGCGGTGAAGTTTGCGAACGAGAATGCCCGTGTAGCGGCGGACTTGTTCGCACAGGGATACTACAGGGCAAAAGCTGCGGTCGACCAAGTCGATGCACAAGGGCTGGAGGCGTTGTTCCCCGACGCAGAGACTGTCGAGGACAATAGCGACGTTGACGGTCGGTCTCGTATCACCGGCATGCACGTCAAAGGTGTAATCACCGCGATGAGAGCACTGGTTGCGGACATGGACGCGAACGGTAGTGCAAAATTGAACGCGATTCTTCAAGTTGCCGTGAATACGAGGGTATGACGTGACTGCTCCCAGCGGCCCCATCCTGTTCAACAACCTGACCGGCAGCGACACGACCGATAGCGGGTTGGGTCCAGCCACCTCCGTTAACGGGGCCGGTGCGAGCACAACAGCAAGCTCGGCGGTTGTGACTGGCATCGATACGACCGGCGTTAGTGCGGGGGATCTGCTCTATGTGGATTCTACGAGTGGTCGCAAGTTTTCAATCATTGCCAGTGTTGATAGCGCGACTCAAGCGACGTGTGACGACACGTTCGACAACACCGAAGCAAGCCGCAATTGGGGCATCGGCGGGAAGCGTGCGACGCTCGAATCATCCCAAGCGATATTTGACGATCCAAAAGGCGGATGGGTTATCGACATCGAAGAAACCGGCACGGATTACCAATTAACGGGGGCGACAATCACAGCGAGCGGCGACACCACGAATGGGTATGTAACCTACAAGTCCTCGTCGGCAACGAAGCCTATCATCAGCCTGGAGAATCCGGGGACTGCTGCCTGGATCCTTGGGATCTCGGCGAACGCCGTACGGTTTGAGGGACTGGCATTCTCTCACGAGACGAACAATACCGTTGTCAACGGCCTGGTTGCCGGTGCGACCACCACGATAAGCTTTATGGATTGTGATTTTACGCAGGTGAACAGCACGCAAAATGATCACGCATTGTGGTTTAGCGTGAATTCGACAGTCTGTGACGTGCGAGTCCAACGCTGCGTCTTCCACGATGTTGGGGGCCTGCGTTTTAACTTTACGCAAGCCATAACCGGGATTTTAGTTGAAAACAATCGGTTCGCAGACATGCGTGTAGGCTACTACAGCACCAGTGCAATCTATATTGAAGATGTACGTGGGGCCAAAGTCGTCAATAACATCATAGCTGACGCCTCTGGAAACGGTATAGAAATTGTTGGGAAGTCCGACGGGGCTATCATTGAAGGGAATGTCGTTGTCGATTCGGGCGGCGATGGAATCGAGATCGGGTGCCAGGCAACGGTAAAGCGGAACATCCTGCAAGGCAACGGGGCGTATGGTATTCACAATGCGGATACGCACCACGATGACTATTACGTTGCTGATTGGAACGCATTCCGCAATAACACCTCGGGCGAAACATCGGGCATAGCAAGCGGCGACAACGACATCACGCTGACGGCTGACCCGTTCGTTGACGCATCCTCGGACGACTTCAACATCAACGACACTGCCGGGGGCGGCACGGTGCTGCGTGCTGCAACGGTGACGATGCCATGACCACGTTCTACGCTTTGCAAAAGGGATGAAACAAAAATGGACCTCGCAGCATTGGCGGCAGAATTGGCTGTCGGACACCCGGAAACGGGCAGCTATGATGGCAACGACGCGGCGGCAGCGGATCAGATAAACGCAGTCAACCGCACGCAACTGCGGTCGCTGACGATGGCCGATCTGCGGGAGTGGGCGGCCCAAAATGCACGCGGCCTCAAGGTGTTTCGCGGCATCACGGACGGTGTCAACGATGACGTCAAGAATCTGTGCTATGTCGCGGACAGGATGCTCGGATCGGACACCACGACACTGCATCCAGGTGACCCGCTACATGCGTCGCTGATCCAGGGCCTCGTGGTAGGCGGCGTCATCGACTCTGACGACGCGATGGCTCTGGCTGCACAGGCAACTGACACCGTTAGCCGAGCGGATGAGCTTGGGCTGGGTCGCGTTCGCGTGGGTCATGTATCGGAGGCAAGAGGCTAATGGCACTTCCTGATTCGTTGAAATTCGTTGATGGCACAAGTTTCATTTTCGCTTACGACACGGACTGGCCAGCATCCCCGACGCAGGGCTGGTCGGCGACGGTCGATGCGGAGATCGATATGGGCTCTCTTGCGGATGCTGCCGGAAGGCAGAGCGCGAAGTGTGACCTGACTGCCAATCGGGATATGGAATATAAAGTCGAACTGTCGGTGGAAACGGATGCGGATCCAGAGTCTGGGTCATCTGTTGACGTCTATTGTGGGTACTCCGACAGTGCGACAGCGGGTACGGGAAACCCTGCACAACTCTCAGGGACCGACGCGGCGTACACAGGCGGCACGGCTGGAACGCTTGCCGAGGGACTGTTGCAATTGGAGTACGTTGGGTCGCTGACTCTTCAGGTTACGAGCGACGGAGACGGCGAGCCGCAAGTGGGTGTGATCGGTCGAATTCGTCCGCATGCTCGCTACATGATGATCGTCGTCGTGAACAACTCAGGGGATACATTAGGTTCGGGCGGGACTGGCCTAGCCGATGAACTCGCTGTTCGCGTTACCGGAATCACTCACCAGATCCAGGACTGACCGTGTCTCTGACTCTGTCACAACTCGCACGACCCTCGTACGCTGGCGGCTACGCCCGCAGTGCAGGGGAGAGTGCGTATCCGGATGACTGGAAGAGCCTACAGGGACTGTGGGTGCCGAGTCTTGGGGCAACCGGACAGACACTTCGGGACGTAAGCGGTGAGAAAAACCATGGCACGCTCAACAGTGCGACGTGGGTGGCAGGTGGACTGAACTTCGACGCCATCGACGACTATGTGAGTCTACCCGCATCGATTTCTACAGGTCTCACGAAATGGACGATGCTGCTGTGGATTTGGTCCGACGCGACGACGCTGCGGTTCTCTCCGTTTGGCGACGACCTGTCAAGTCTCAGTTGTTGCCCGACAGTTCGATACGACAGTTCGGGGCGGTACGAATTCTACGCGGGAGATGGGGCGGCGTTCTATGTGTCGGCTCGCACGTCATCGGTTGCCGGAGCCACGGGTCGATGGCAGCAAGTCGCGTTCGTGTACGATGGCTCGGCTGTTGCGAGTATCTATCTGGACGGCAAAAAAGACCAAGACACGGCGGTGACCGGAGGGGCAGCGAACTCTGCCGGTACTGACGTGCGGCTTGGGGGCGGAGCAAATACCAGCACTAAATCTTGGGGCGGCACGTACGGTAGTGCAAGACTCTACAGTCGGGCACTCACGGATGTCGAGATCGCTAACGATTGGGCCAACCCGCTCCGCATGCTTCGCCCGGTTCGGCACATGCCGTACGCGACAGGCGAAGCACCACCGGCTGGCACAACACTCTATGTATTTCACGGCCTGATTGCCGCCAGCGAGACCGGGGATACGGTGCTGTCGGTGTTTGCTCCGTGGTGGGATGCGGATGAGGATGCGGCTGGCACAATTCTCCCGCAAATGATGCACCATCTTTCAGGATGATGTGATATATGGCAGCACTACTCGACATCGTCAAAAAAGGCTCGACAGATCGATCGGTGACGATCCGAATTATCGATAGCTCGGACGGTACGCCCGAAACGGCGGTTGTTTGGAATACGTCGGGGATTGACCTCTGGTATCGACGAGAAGGATCTGCGGTTGTCAGTATCACCGAGGCCACGTTGTCGGCACTGACCGACGCACACTCAGACGGCGGCTTCTTGCATGTGTCGCACGGCGAATACCGCTTCGACATTCCAGACGCAGCATTTGCGACGGGAGAGAATCATGTTGACATCGGCGGCACAGTGACAGACATGGTCGTAATCGGCGGGCGGGTGCGTCTGGTCGATTACGATCCCGAAGACGCGGTCCGCCTGGGACAGACGGCGTTGCCGAACGCAGCCGCAGACGCGGCGGGTGGGTTGCCGATCAGCGATGCGGGCGGGCTAGATTTGGATACAATTTCAACCGACATCGCAACCGCCAAGACGCAGATCGGCACGGCGGGTGATGGCCTCACTGACTTGGGCGGCATGTCGACCGGCATGAAAGCAGAAGTGCAGGCAGAAGCCGACGCATCACTAGCATCTTACGACGGGCCAACGAACAGCGAACTAGAGGCCCGCACGATTGCGGCGGCGTCTTACTTCGACCCCGCTGCCGATATTGTGGCGAACGTCACGACAGTTGCGACGACAACGACGAACAGCGACATGCGGGGCACGGATTCGGCAGCAACGGCAACAGCACTGGCAACCGCACAGACGGATCTAGACACGCTAACGGGATCGGACGGGGCAACGCTGGCGACGACACAGGGCAACTATGCACCGCTTAAGCCGACAACGGCGGGCAGGACGCTTGACGTTACCTCGGGTGGGGCAGCGGGCATTGATTGGAGCAACATCGAAAACCCGACGACGTCTGTTGACCTGAGCGGAACCGATATCCAACTGTGCGACACGGTGACAACGAACACCGACGCAATTACGGTAGCAGGCATCCTGACGACGCAGATCACGGAAGCGTACGCAGCAGACGGGGCATCGCCTACAGTGGCACAAGCGTTGTGCATGATCCAGCAGCTATTGGGCGAATTCGCAATCAGCGGAACAACGCTCACGGTGAAGAAGATCGACGGAAGCACAACAGCGGGCACGTTCACGCTGGACGACGGAACGAGTCCAACATCGATCACGAGGGCAACGTAATGGCGATTCGCACTGTCGTCACTCGGGGATTCGGGAACGGGACGTTCAGCGGGACGATCTCATTGGTTGTAGCACGCGGATATGCGACTGGTGCAGCTATTATATCCCGTACAAAAATGCCTCGGTTACAACAGGCTACTACAAGAATCATTGGTTTAGACACATCCGCAACATCTGTTATTGGTATGAATACTCTCACAACATCTGTTATTGGTATGAATACTCTGGAACATCAGGAACGATAAGATGGCACGAGCAACTACATTCTACGGTGAAATCTTTGAAGACGGGACTGCTCGTGTCCATGGTCTATTAACCGATGGTGATCTAGATAACACCCCTCTGTTAACCACTGACTTTGGATCAATGGATTACTGGGTAATCGATTTAGCTACCGACACTACAGTTGTTACTGAAACATCTATAACTGTGGCTAATGTATTGAGTAATACCCTCAATAGCCACGGTAATAACTTTGATTTTACTATTCCTAGTACATCATTTGCGGCTGGCACCAGAAAATTTGAACTGCATATCCGTTTTACACTGGGTTCAGGAGACATTGGTCAAGCTTTGATTATTCTGGACGCAACTAAAATAACGGCTGCATAATGCCTAATACGCCCAAGCGGTATTCTCCGTCAAACATGGAAAAACCAACTCGAAAGCCTTGGCAGGACAACCATGCTAAGGGTTCTCGACATGAACGTGGGTATGATTATGCTTGGGTTAAATTACGTAACGCATACATAAAGAAGAACCCTCTGTGTGAACCATGTCAACGATCTGATCATGTCACGCCTGCTACACAGGTAGACCACATTGTTTCCTTCAGAGAAAAACAAGACATACTAAGATTACATCCTTGTAATCTTCAATCTATTTGTGACGTGTGTCACACAATAAAAACATCTAATCCTTTTAGGCATTACCAACTAGCCATACCAGAATTTGGTGTAACTAGTTTTCAGCTTTCTCAGATTCAACAGATTGTAAAGTGTGATCCCTTGATTCGTCGGTATAAATCTAGGGATGTTCGTGACTTGTTAGAGTGGGCAACTCAAATAGCAGGTAGTTTTGTACTTATACCCGTTGAGAGATAAAGATGAAAAAGAATGATGGCTCAAATACTGTAACATCAAACAGAGCTAAACTTGGTGGTTACTACGACAACAAGAAGCATGATACCGTAGATATTCCTTGTAAGATGCCTTCGATGCCAAAAGGCTTATCGCCTAAGTCTAAAGCAGCTTGGAGAGAAGTATCTGTAGTCTTGGAAGAGTATAATATTGTTTCTCTGCTCGATGGTGTAGCTTTGAGACTGCTGTGTGATTCAATTGCTCTCTACTTGAAAGCTGAAGAAAGCATTGCGGATAAAGGCTTGATGATTACCTCAATGTCTACTAAGGGAGATATTACAGAGAAATCAAATCCGGCTATTCGGATTCGAGATAATGCTTGGCAACAAATCTTTACGATGAGTAGACAGTTTGGGATGACACCACTAAGTCGTAAGCGTAACTACTCACAAGAGAATACCGAGAACAAGTCTCCGATGGATATGTTGATGAGGACTCTTAACCTGAATTGAGCAGGCAATGGTAAGAAAACGTAAAGTACCGTCTGCGATTGATAAACGACTTAAAGCTCTTGACAAGTTACTCAAAGCAGACCGACCTAAAGGCCAACTTGAAACAAATCAGATACATCGTTGTATGGATGATCTGAAGAACTGTAAAAACAAGGGGTTTGCTTGGGACGAAGATCAGGTAGAGAGAACCCTACATCTCTTTACCTTGATGAAGCATTGGAAAGGAAAGTTCGCAAACCAGAAACTAACACTTGCTGATTGGCAGGAGCATTGTATTATTGCTCCGCTGTTTGGTTGGTATCTAGAAAAAACACGCAGTAAAGGTGGGTATCGCAGATTCCGTACTGCCGGAATTGAGATGCCTAGAAAGAATGGTAAAACTACTTTAGCTGCTGGTATAGGTCTTCAAGGATTGACAGCAGATGGGGAGCATGGAGCAGAGGTTTATTCAGCAGCTACAAAAAAAGATCAGGCTAACATTGCATTCAAGGATGCCAAGGGTTTGCTTGGTCCTGAATTAAAGCAGCTTTGCAAGGTCCATAGACATGCAATATCTTTCCTGCCCCTGGCCGGTACTTTTCAATCTTTATCTTCTGATAGTAATTCGTTGGATGGTCTTAACATCCATCGTTGCATTGTTGATGAACTGCATGCTCATAAGACCCGCGATTTATGGGATGTTCTGTTAACGGCTACTGGTGCTAGAGATCATCCTTTGATTCTCTGGATTTCTACCGCTGGTTATAACCGCCAATCAATCTGGTATGAACAAAGAGAGTATTGTTGTAGGATTCTTGACCCAAATGACACATTAACTAATGAATCATATTTTGTTTACATGACAGGTATTGATGATGGGGATGATTGGCTTGATCCTAAAATCTGGTGGAAGGCCAACCCCAACATGAATATCTCTCTCAATGAAGATTACTTAGTTAATGAGTTTACCAAAGCAGAAGACTCTCCTCAGTATGAGAACAAGGTTCGTAGGCTACATCTGAATCAGGTTACGGAGCAGGCTGTTAGAGCTATTGTGATGCGTAATTGGGATCGGTGTAATGAAGCTGCTCCTGATACAATCTCAGATACAGAAACTCTTAGGCTGTTTGAGGAACGGCTGAAAGGACAGCCATGCTGGGGTGCGATTGACTTAGCATCTACGAGAGACCTTTGTGCTTGGGCAAGAGTCTGGAGGCTAGATGGTAAGTTTTATACTCGTGTGCGTTACTATGCTCCTGAAGAAGCATCTAACGTTAGACAAGCCTATGATTTGCAAAGCTATAATACTTGGGCACAAAAAGGATTGATTACACTGACTCCTGGGTCAGCTACAGATTACGACAGAATTCTCAGAGATATTGAGAACGACCATCAATTCTCTCCTGTTTTAACTATTGCTCTAGACCCACATAATTCATCTCAGTTTGCTCAGTCTCTGTTGAAGCTCGGATGGATGGAAGATGATGTTGTGAATTTTCCGCAGTGGGCAAGATACTATCATGAGCCGTGGACACGATTGGTTGAACTGGTTAACTCTCAGCACCTCCAGCATGGGGGAGATGAAGTTTTAAGATGGATGGCAGCAAATACTGTTGCAAAGGAAGACTCAAACGGTTATGTTAAACCCGATAAACAAGCAGGCCAAGATAAAATTGATGGTATAGTTGCTCTAACAATGGCCTTAGCGATGTCTCTTAATCAAGATGATGTCTTTGTACCGTTAGGTCGATTCTATGAAGAAAATGATATTGAAGTATTTTAGTGAATTCATAACAACTGTTGGGTATGTAGTTTTCTGTGCGGGACTTTATCGAATTCATTTGCCCACCATGTTACTTTTTGTTGGTGCTTCATTAACAGTATTCGGTATACATCTGGAACTAAAAAATGTTCGCAAACGCAATAGCATCAGTGGTCAACGCAAGTCTTGAAAATCCAGCAATGTCGTTGACTGACCCCTCAACATGGGATGACATCTTTTCTGGGTCTGAAGCTGCTTCTGGCGAACGCATCACCCACACATCCTCTTTAAAATCTGCCCCAGTATGGCAAGGTGTGTCTGTTATCAGCGGTGATTTAGCATCTATTCCTATTCATATTCGTAGAATAGAGACTGAGGGTGCAAATAAAGGTGATGCTGAGATTGATACTACACATGCTGTAGAGTATCTGATTTCTGTTCAGCCTAATGACGAGATGTCTGCGGTTGATCTCTGGCGTCGACTCTTTGTCCATGCTCTGTTGTGGAATAACGGCTATTTGTTTATCGAACGTAAAGGTCGTGCTGCATCAGGTAAGATTCTAAGCTTGGCAAACCTGCTGCCCGACAGAACCTATTCCACCAGAGATGAACATGGTAATCTGTTTTATGTAACAGAAATAGATGGTCGTCTTGAGCCTCTACTGCCTCATGAAGTGTACCACCTTAAAGGTATCTCTATAGATACATCTGGTGGGCTTGATATGGTAGAGAATGCACGAGATGCTATTGGTCTTGCATTAGCTGCTCAGAACTTTGGATCACGATTCTTTGCTAATGGTGCTCAAGCAGGTGGTGTGCTGGAAGTTCCGGCAGACTTCTCAGCTAAGGCTACACATAACTTGGAAGTAAAATTTGGTAAGCAGTATTCTGGCAGAAACAATTGGTTCAAAACTATTGTGCTACGAGACGGAGCCAAGTTTCATCAAACCATGCTGGACGCTGAAAAGAGTCAGATGCATGAATTAAGAGAAGATCAAATTAGGGAGATTGCAAGATACTTCAATCTTCCACCTTTCAAGCTTGGTGCTAAAGAGACAGTTCAGTACAAATCTGTTGAGGATCAACAGCTTGTTTATCATACTGGTACTCTTACTCACTGGTTATCTGCAATTAAAGGTGAGGCCACAATCAAGTTCTTGACAAGTCCACAAAAGAAGCGTAGAACACATGGGGTGTGGCATGATGTAAAGACTTTGATTTCTTTGGATGCTAAGACTCAAAACACTCTACTTGATACTCAACGTAAAAGTCTTGTAATTACTGGTAACGAGTGGCGTAGAGAGATTGGCAGAAATCGATCTTCTGATCCCTTGGCTGATAAGCTTATCAATCCTAATACGCTGTCAAACGATGAGTCTAAACCAGACGATAAAGACGTTCCTGATGACACCAGTGAAGACACAGACGGCACTACTCCTGATCAGGATGCTCAGAATATCCGAGAATTGATTATTCAAGATGCTGAATATGCTGCGAATGCTGGTCATGCTGAGTATGGTGGTTGGGTTGATGAACCCTTCTCTCAGTACTTGATGTTTGAAGATGTTGATTTATCTAGGTACAATCTTCTTAGCGTATATGTAGAAACACTGCATGACCTGTTTCGATCTACACTTGATGCTCCATTAGATAGCTTGCTTAGTACAGTAGCGGAAGCTTGCTTAAACGCTCGTAAAATTCCTACCGGATTTGAAGAATAACCAAGCTTCCGCTTATAAGGATGTAACTATGCCTAAGAAACGACTTTTTAACATTAAGCCTCTGAGTAATGATGTCATTGATAAGGCCGCTTCCCAACAAACCTTTTATCAGGTGTCTCTGTCTAAAAATAAGGAGACGGAACAAGAAATTGTTGACTTGGTAATCTTTGAACAAATTGGTCATGATCCTTGGACTGGAGAAGGTGTTGGGGCTAAAGATGTTGCTGCTTTCCTTTCTGAGAATAAAGGTAAAGAAGTAAACGTTCGTATCAATAGTCCTGGTGGCCTGGCCTTTGATGGGATTACTATTCATAACTCGCTTATTCAACATAGTGGTAACGTGAATGTCACTGTTGAAGGTATTGCTGCTTCAGCCGCTGCTATTATCATGTTAGCTGGTGACAACGTTAGAATGTTTGACAACGCATCCACCATGTTTCATAGGGCTATGGGCTGGGCCTTTGGGAACAGGGATGAGATGGATGCAATGATTGAAATCCTTGACTCACTTGATGAGCAGATTGCACTTACTCTTTCCCAGAGATCGACTCTGGATAAGGAAGAGGCTATGAGTCTTCTAGTTGGTAAGCACGATGGAACTACGTTAACAGCAGAAGAAGCACTAGAAGTAGGTATCATTGATAGTGTAATTACCCGGCCTAAAAAGCAGAAAAAGCAAGAAGCTGAAGATCGCTCTAAGTCGAGTATTAGTAATATGATGAAGCGTGAATGTAGCATGAGACTTAGAAGTCTCGAATTAGATAATGACAGCATTCGGTTTGACAGCTAAGAAAACCCGTGCTATATTGTTGACTTCGATGATTACAAACTTCATCCTTTTAGGAAATATGCTATGGATCGTCTGAAAGAACTTCAGGAACTGCGGCTGAAGCTTCACAATGAGATTAAGGCTCACGCCGATAAGCTTCCGGCTGACGGTACTGAATCTCCTGAATGGAAGGAAACCTGGGATCAACTGAATAAAGCCTATGACGAAAATATGGTTTCGTTGGATGCTGAAACCAAGAAGATTGCTGAGTCTCAGGCTGTTCAAAACCGGCTGTCTGCAATTGATACGCAGCTTTCCAGCATGCCGAGGTTTGAGCTTCAGAACTTCAACCAGCCGCCTCAGAATCCTCTGCCTAATAGTAACCAGCCAGTAACGTTTGAGCAGCAACAGTTGCTGGCTCTCCAAGGCTGGATGATGAACTCTTCATCCGAACACAGTCATCGGATTGAGGATCGACATCGTCAAGCTGCTCTTGCTACTGGTAACCGTCTTGACAGTAAAGATTTTGTGTTTGAGTTGAGCACTACTCAAGCCTTTAATCAATATCGTAGGGATCGTCTCCAGAATGCTCTAACAGGTGGTCAAGGTACAAAAGGTGGATTCATCACTGGTGAATCTTTCGTAGCATCTGTTGAACGAGCCATGCTTGATTTTTCTGGTGTTGCTCAAGCTGCCGATATTATTCGTACGAATAACGGTGAACCTATTCACTACCCAACTGTGGATGACACTAGCAATACTGGTCGATTGGTTGGTGACGGTTCTGCTGTTACAGCAACTGCTGAACCTACTTTTGGTGATGCAATTCTGTCGGCATATACCTTTACCTCTGATGAGATTAAGGTTGCACGGGCATTGCTGGAAGACTCTATGCTCGATCTGGGTAACTTGGTTGGCTCGCTCTTGGGTGAGCGGCTTGGTCGTATCCAGAATACCAACTACACTACGGGTACTGGTGCTGGTGTTGCTCCTCGTGGTGTTGTCACGGCTGCAACGGCTGGTGTAACGGCGGCTTCTACATCTGCCATCGTTTTTGACGAAGTTATTGATCTGGAGCACTCTCTCAATCCTTCTCGTCGTGTTCCTGGTCAGGGAACAGGCTACATGTTCAACGATGCTATTCTGCAAACTCTCCGTAAGCTCAAGAATGGTATGGGTGACTATCTGTGGCAATCAGGTGCTAACTCTGGTGCTCCAGATACACTCAACACTTGGCCTTACTGGATTAACCAAGCCATGGCGTCTACGATTGCAACCACCAACATTACGATGTTGTTTGGTGCATTCCGTAACTATAAAATTCGTCAAGTTCGTTCCATTCGTTTCCAACGTCTAGTTGAGAGGCATGCTGAAAATGATCAGGATGCTTTCTTGGCCTTTGTTCGTGGTGATGGTAATCTCGTAGATGCTGGGGATGGTGTAGTTCGTAAACTGACCCAAGCATAAGTCATCTTTATAGCTCTTAACAGAAGGTAATGTAATGTCAGAGCAAAAGAAGAAGCCAGAACAGCAAACACTTGTTAAACTTTTGACTTCTGTGGGATTTCACAAAACGGACACTTGTGGTAGATTGATCGGCATTAGCACTAGACATGCTGGTGACGAGGTTGAATTACCTAAGTCTGAAGCCGAAACCTTTGTTGAACGGGGATACGCCGTTTACCCTAAGAAGTCTTAATTACATACTTTAGGAGGTATTATGTTTGGAACGTCTCTGCTTGAATCGGTTCGTATTGAGCGACTGATGAATGGTGTTGTTGCTGGCACATCAGACCAAAACGGCAGTTCTGTTGATCTGGGGTCTGACTCTGGATTTGACGGCTGCTTGTTTCTTGCTCTGTTGGGTACGCTGACCGCCTCACAAGTTACTAGCATGAATATTGAAACGTCATCTGATGATTCAACATTCAATGATCTAGAAGGTGGCAGTAGCGGTGCTTTGGCAGATTCTGATGACGACCTGATGATTGCCATCGATATTTATCGACCTTTGGAACGCTATCTGAGACCAGTCGTTAATCGTGCTACTGCTAACGCAGTCATTGATGGTGTGATTGGCATTCTTTACGGCCCCAATAGTCGAGCAATCTCACAGAGTGCTGATGTAGCTCTGTCTGAGACGCATATTAGTCCTGCTGAGGGCACTGCGTAATCTGATTTAGTTCTTTTCATCAGAGAAGAACTATAGTACAATTTGCTTGTCCCGGTTGGGTCATTCCTGATATCAACTTGGGAATGACCCAATTTACTATAGGAGATTTATTATGGCAACGATTGAAGCTGGTCATCATGCCAGTCGTATCGTTATTGGACAAGATGGTAACCTGTGGGTTAACGGGGCTGCTATCTATAACACTAACGGTGACGATGTTTCAAGCATGCTTGGTCAAGTTCCAGTTCTGACTAAAGGTGCTGACTATACACTTACCGCAGCAGACTCTGGTAAGCTCATCATCTCTACGGCTGTAGACCTGACATTCACTCTGCCTTCAACAGCAGATGGGTTGGTCTATACTGTCCTGGCAGGCATTGCTAGCACAACAACTGGTCTAAGCCTCTCACCGGCTGCTGCCGATCAGATTATTGGTAATGGGTTTACTGCTGCCGACGACAAAGATGCTATCAATACCGCTGGTACTGATGTGCTTGGCGACCTGTTTCAGGTTGTTGGTGATGGCAGTGCTGGCTGGTATATTACAAACGTTATTGGTACTTGGGCACGCGAAACGTAAGCCATTGGACCGGGACACCCCTATTGTTTGCGTGCAGGACATAGGGGTGTCCTTTTTGGGAGTAAAAACATGGGTTACGCTGAAAAGTTCTCCGTTACACCAACAACTGATGCCAGTGGAGATGCAACGTCTTACTCTGCTCCGATTACCGGCAGAATTCATTCAATCATCTATACGAAGACTGATTATGCGTCTGGGGTCGATTTTGCTATCACTACAGAGAGCACTAATCAAGGATTGTGGACAGAATCTAATGTGGACGCTTCTGCAACTGTTGCTCCTCGACAACCAACTCATGACTTAGTTGGTGCTGCTAGTCTCTATGCTGCCGCTGGTGAGGGTGTTGAGACCGAAATTGTCTTGGTCAATGAACGGGTAGAAATTGTGATTGCTAGTGGTGGTAATACCAAGTCTGGAACCTTCGTCATCAATGTGATTTGATATGACTTACGAAATAGTTTCGCAAAACTACACAGTTACATCAGCCGCTGCAACAGATGCAGTAACTATTGCAGATGTAAAGCGTTATCTACGCCTAGATACATCTGACGAAAATCCGCAGATGCTAGCATTGATTCCAGCAGCTACCAACTTTCTTCAGAACTTATTGAGCAGGCAGTTTGTTACTGCTACCTATGCTCAATACTTTAATGCTGTTCCTTCTAACCCTGCTGAATTGTTCTTGGCTGTTGCTCCAGTGTCATCTATTACATCAGTTGCATATGTTGATGATGATGGGGATACACAAACATGGTCTTCTTCTAGTTACCAAACTGACCTAGTCAGTGAACCTGCAAAGATCAAACCAGCTTGGGGTGAATCTTGGCCTACAATTAGACAGCAATACGCTGCCATTACCGTAACCTATGTTGCTGGTTATGGTGCTCAGTCTGCTGTTCCGAAAGATATTAAACAAACTATTGCTCTGCTTGTCTCGCATTGGTACGAGAACCGTGAACCTGTAGGTAAGGGATCAGAACTGCCCTTCTCGCTCCAAAGCATGATTAACAGCTTGCGTTGGAATCCTGTAATCTCCTAGTTTTCTCCAGAAAAAGACATGGGCTATGGTTAGTCAGTCTGGCAGTATGCGGTTTGTAGGTACTGTATTGAGAAGAGATGATTCTCAAAAAGATGCTGGTAATAATCCTATCATCTCTTATGATGAAGTTGCTAATCGACGATGCTCGTTGATTCCAAAAAGAGGGTTTGAGACAGCAGAAGGCAATCAAACATCTGAGATTACCTTTTATCGTATTGAGATGAGAAATGATTCGATTACTCGGGATATTCGTTCTCGGGACCAGATCAAAATCAATCGTCGCACATTTGAAATTTCAGTAGCTTTGGATTACGGTCTGTACAACTCTGTATATACTCGTTTTGATTGTGCTGAGATACTATAATGGCACCAAAACAAACACTTGCTGGACTTCGTATTGATGTTTTGGGTGTAAAAGAAACTCGTGATCAATTGCTAAAGCTGCCCCCAAAGGCTTTAGTTAATGCTATGAGTGTTGCTGCATTCTTTGCTATGACGCCATTGAAACGAGTTACAGAGTTAAGAATACCTGTTGGTCTTGGGGAAAACAGTAAAGGAAAAAAGCGTCCTCATCTACGAGATTCCATTACCAAAATTCGCCGTATTTATCGTAAAGATTTAACAGTTTGGGTTTCGGTTGGTGTTGATCGTAAAGTAGCTCCGCATATCAACATGATCGAGTTTGGTATGTCAAGTAAAGGCACCCCTATCAAGAAGCCCAGGGCTGCCGAAGCTCAAATCTTACGTAAGAGTAAAATCTGGTTACTTGGGAAGTTACGTGTGGGTCAGGTTATGCCTCACCCTGGTTTGAAGCCTCGTGCTCCTTTGCGTACGGCTTTAGCTTCAACTCGGACGCAGATTGAAAGACGTTTTATATCTAAGTTCAATCTACAGATTCCCAAGGAAGTTGCTAAACTCAACAATCCTAAGAAATCAGCTAAGCGACCATGATTATAGATGATGCTGTTGTAGCTTGGTTAGAGACACAGAAGTCAGTGACAGATTTGCTATCTGATCCTGAAGCTATTTTTACGGATAAGGCCCCAGATGGTACGAGTCGATCATTTATTAAGGTTGAACTTGATCGCAATTCAATTGACCATACTATGGCTGGGATGCAGCAACTTAGTGAGGCAGACATCACTCTGCACTGTGAAGGCAGTACCAAGGCTGCTGGTTCTGAGATTGCTGAGAAGATTAGGCTGCTGTTTATCGACGGATATCAGGGCTTAATGGGTTTGCTAAACATTCGACATGGAACTATAATTGATATCTCAGACCGATATAGCAATACATTTGCAGGCAAAAATGAGGGTCTGCCTGCTCGCTTAGTTTCATTACGGTTACACTACTACATGCCAACCACTTAGTAATGTTATGAATGACCAAGTTGTTGTAGTTAAGGCCAGAACTCAAGCTGGTATGATTCAAGAGTTTCGATGTCTAGAGATTCTTGAAATCAATGGTGTTCCTTACACAAGTTCTGATCAGTCAGAACTTGATATGCAGGCTGTTCAGGGCATGTTCATGTCTCTTGAAGGTCGCTTAATTGCTCTAGAAAACATCCTGGGAAGGGGTTTGACAGATGACAACGGCTGATACATTTTTTGGGGCTACACTTGCCTTTACCACTCAATCCTCACTTGTGTTTGATATCATTAGTGGTGGTCGATCTGGTCTCACAATTGAGCGGATTGATACAACGCACGCTGGTACTTCTGGTCAACTTAAAACATCTATGGCTGCTGATCTTGCTGACGCAGGAACATATGAGTTTGAGGTTGTTCATGATCCTAACTTTGATATTGATACCTATATTGGTGTGTCGGACACAATTACAATTACCTATCCTGTACCAGCCGGAGGTAGTTCAGGAGCAATTAAAGCATTTACAGGTCATGTATCATCTTATGATGAAACATTACCTATTGATGATCGTATGACTGCATCAATTGTGCTCAGTATTGACTCTGCAATTTCTCACACATCATCAACGTAATTGAGTAAAAACATCTTTAGTAAGGTAGCATAATGAATCTTAAAGAACAGATGCTGGCTGTTGATCCAGACATTGTAAAGGCAGGTATTGAAGGATGGCCCGATGATCTTTACATCCGTCAAATCAAAGCTGATGAGATGGACAAGCATCGTGCTATCCTGCACGAAGATGAAAATGGTAGCTGGGTAATTCGTGCTGCATATTGGATTGCTCTCACTGCCTGCACTAAGGAAGGTGCTCATGTCTTTGTTCGAGATAACAAAGGTATGATTTTCCAAAAAGATATTGATAGGCTTATGGATATGCCTATGTATCTTGTGCGTAATCTGTCCGACAGAATCTTAGAGTGTAACAAACTGCTTGGCTCATCCCTTGAGGATTCGGTAAAAAACTCAGAGGAGACCTGACCGAACAATGGTGGCATAAGATTGCCATTCATGCTTTACAATGTACTGTTGGTGAAGCGAAACGTCGGGTCTCCCTTGCAGAATTTGTTAACTACCAAGCGTACTACAAAATTGAACCTTGGGGGGATGATTGGGAAAGAACTGGAAGAACAATATCTCACCAGATCAATTGTAGTGTTGGTAAAGAAGTTGTCTCTCCAGATCATTACATCCCTTACCGTAACCCTGAAGATGTAATTTATGCCCGCAGAAAAGATGCTGTTCGTCGTTTAGACAAAATGCGAACAGAAGAGAAAGTGCGAAAGGTTAAATAAATGGCTGCTGGCGGTCCTGTTCATGGAATTCATATTCCGCTTACTACAACATCTAAAACTGCTGTTGCAGGTTTAAACAAAACTGCTAGGGCTGTTGGAGGAGTTGGAAAAGCAGGAAAGAAAGCATCTAAAGCTACTGATTTACATACTCGTGCTAGCCGTAGAAATACTATGGCTATGCTTGAGCTATCAAGAGGTGCTGAAGACTTTGCATCTCAAATTGGTACTACGGGTATATCTGGTGCTTTAAGAGCTTCCGCAAACAATATTTCTCAGTTTGCAACTGTTATGAGTCCAATGGCAGGTGTAATTGTTGGTGCGGGTGTTGCAGCAGCAGCAATGGTACCAATGATGCTTCGTATGAATGATGGAGTTAAGAAAAACACAGACAACTTTAACAAGTTAATTGCTAAGGTAAAACAGTTTACAGTTGTAGCTAAGGTTGCAAAAGATGTTAAAGCATTTGATTTTTCTGTTGCTGGTGCTGATGCTGCTACCGTCACACAATCATTGGCTTCATTGAAAGAAGCTAAAGAAATACGATCAATTGAAACCAAAGATGTAGCTGGCCGACTGAAGGATTTGCAAGCAATTCAACGCATAAATCTACAATCAAGAGCTAGGATACAAGGTAAGCCGTATGGTCAACGCTTTGCTGCTCATCGATTGACACAAATAGGGGCTATTGCTCCTGAGCAAGGCTTGATATCTGATAAAGAGCTTGAGAAGGTTGAAGAGAATATAAACACACTTCAAAACAAACTGTCTGATCTGAGACTTGAGTCGGAAATAAGTGGTATTAAAATAGCTAAGCTAACAGGTGCTGAAGAGGCAGCTAAACAGCTTGATGCTCTGAAGATGTCTCGACAACAAGATTTGGATGTTGCTAAGCAGTCAGCAGAACTCCAAAAGAATCTAAACTCGGAAACTGTAGAAGGTATAGATAAAGTTATTGCTCAGTCTAGAGAGCGGTTGGATATTTTACGGGCTGAACAACAAAGTCTTGAGACATCTCGTAAAGAGATTCAAAAGACTATAAGTCTTAATGTGCTTAGTAGAACTGGTGAAGCAACTAGGGCGGCATTACGTAAAGAACAAGAAACACTGGGAAAACGTCATAACGTTGTGCTTGCTGAGCAAAAACGGTTAACGAGTGATATAAATACTTTATACACTCAACGAGCATTTATTAAACCTCTAGACGATTCAAAGAAAGAGGAAGAGGCAGCAAAAAGAACACTTGATCTTGAGAGTAAAAAACTACGCCTTGCTAAACTAACCCTTTCTATTCGTCAGCGAGAACTTCAGTCTCAAACCAAAGCTGCTCAAGCCTTTGCTCAACGTGGTCAAGTAGGCATTGCTAAACGAGGATCAATTGAAGCATTTTCAGCTATTGAACAAGCTAAGAGACAAACTGTATTGAGTAAAAATCCTCAGCAGCAAGAGTTGATCAAGATCAACAACGAAATCAAAGAGATTGAGAAAAAACAACTGGAACTACAAAAGAAGCAACTTACTCGTGAAGTTGCTAGTTTTTCTTAGGGTTATTTATGGCTGTAGTAACTGTTACAGAACGCTGGTATGACCGTAATGGTCTTGCCACGATTGAGGGAGAGAAGGGTGCTGTTCGCACCTTTCAAGTTGTTACAGACAGTCGTGACGATGATCACTCTGTTGTGTTAGCCAGTGCTCAGTTACCTGCTCCCGGAGCAGCACACCCAAATGACCTCTTACTCTATTGTGACAGTGTAGAAGTTGCAGTTGATTCCAGAAATGGTAAAGTCTGGGATGTTGTAGCTACCTACACAAACCGTAATAGTGGCGGTAAAGACCCTGGTGATCCAACCAATGATGCTGCTGTTCTAACATGGGGAACTGATTCTTACCAGGAAGTGGTCGAGAAGGCAACTTTTGTAGATCACAACGATAATGATACTCTTGTACCAAACAGAGCAGTAGCAAACTCAGCCGGGGATAGATTTGATCCTCCTCTAACAATCAATGCTCCCCGTCCAACTTTGTCGGCGGTTAAGAATGTAACCTCTGTTGCCTCATTAAGTGCTTGGCTACTTACTTATCGAGGTAGTGTTAATAATTCATCATTTGTTGTAGACGGAATTACTATTGGTCCTCATGTAGCTCTGTTAGCAAGTGTGGAAATCTCAGGTCATGCTTCCCGTAACTCAGTTTCCTATCGTACAGTCTCTCTGAAATTACAATTCAATCCTGACACATGGGATGAAGAGATTGCGGATAGGGGTTTTAGGAAGCTTGATGCCAATGACAAGCCGGTCAAAATCACAAGTGATGGGGACAAAGAGCCTATATCAACTCCGGCATTTCTTGATGGAGAAGGTGGCGTACTAGCTCATCCTGAATGGGCAGCAACACAACATGTGTTTCTCAAATACCGAGCACGAGAAGAAAAGAACTTTAATGTTCTGCTTCCTCTCTTTCAATAGGAGCATATATAGATGACAAATGTAGCCAGATTTGATGGTAATCTTTTTGTAGGCGGCACACTTACTGCTGCTGGTGGTATTGCCCCCGATATTGCTAGGTCAAACCTTGCTCAGACACCGCTGGCATCAATTGGAATTCCTTTCTACGCTTGGAAAGTATGGAATGCTTGCCATACTAATTTGTCAGGAACAGCCGCGACTGATGATCTAGAGGTTACTACAGGTGCGTTTGGTACTGCCCCACCATCTATTCAGACAGGCGACGTAAAGGGTGTTAGTCTTACCTCTGCTCGGTATGCTCGTACGACTGTACAACTTCCTGAGAACTATGATGATGGAGAAAGTGTAAACTTTCGTTTCAGAGCGGGCATGCTTACAACCATCGCAGATGTTTCTGCAACACTTGACCTTGAAGTCTATGAACTTGCAGGGGATAACACTGTTGGTTCTGATCTTTGTACAACTGCTGCTATTGATATTAACTCGACTACCTTAGCTAACAGAGATTTTGTGGTGACTGCAACAGGTCTTGTTGCAGGTGATTGGCTTGATATTCGTATTGGTATTATTGCTGATGATGCTGGAACAGGTACTGCTGTTATTGGTTGTGTGACACAGTCTAGGTTGCTTTGTGATGTTCGGGGCTAGGCATGGGAACCGACAAACCAGCAGTCTTAGGCTCGGTGGCTATCGAGCAACTAAGAGAGGTTGTGCATAAAGTTCTGAATGAACAACCTCCAAATATTGTAAATCATCCTTCTGAGCATCGCCCCCAACCTAATCGTGTAATTCGTGTAAAGTTGGATGCTGCCCTATCTTCTGGTGCTTCTGCAACTGCTAGTCTTTACGAATATGCATCTGATGCTTGGTCTGACACAGATATCAATGTTACAGTTAATGAAGTCCTTGGTAGCTGTGGAGACATTGCTTCAGGGACTTTTTGCTTAGCTACTAGGGTAGTAGGAATTGGTTGGTCTGTTATAGCTGCTCAATGTAGCTGTAATGAAATTCAACGAATCATCATAACTGGTATGCCTACGGGTGGTACATACACCCTTACCTTTGATGGACAAACAACTGGCAATATTGATTACGATGCTGCCGCTGGTAATGTTCAAAATGCTCTAGAAGCCTTGTCTAACATTGGTGCTGGTAATGTAGTCTGCTTTGGCGGTCCTCATCCCGGCTCATACATTGATGTTGAGTTTGTTGGTGACCTAGCTGATACAGATGTTGCAGAAATGACATCTACTGACAGCCTTACTGGTGGTTCATTGCCAGCCACTGTTATCACCACGCTTAATGATGGTGGATAATGGGTCATTATCTCTATACCCCAGGATGCAATCTTGGCAGATGTTGCACTTCTCCTCAAACAGCCTTTGATCCTGGTGTGTTTGGTAATCTTCGTAAGTGGGGGCCGGTTAGTAGCGATCCTGGTTTAGGACAATGGGTTAAAGATTATCGCGGTAATCTTTCTCAGGTTACGTACCCTATTCATGTACCTGCTGGGCAACCTATTCACACTTTAGCATCTGATAATACAGGCGTGTATGTAGGTCTTCTTGGGGCTAGAGAAGACCTTCCTGCAACAGCTAAATATGATTTGAATGGGGTTCAATTATGGATGTCGGATAATGACAATGACATGTCTTATGCCGGCATTGGAATTCTTGATCTGGAAATCAACAATGCTGGTCAATTGATTGAGCATGGATACCGGGATGGCATTAGCGTTGTCAGGAAGTTAAACATTTCAACAGGTGCGGAAATATGGTCAAATGAATCTGATGGTAACTACTATACTATGGGGCTAGCCATAGACAGCAGCGATAACATCTATGTCACACAACAAGATGCTGTTCTGAAACTGAGTGATGCAGATGGATCAATTACCACAACTTATACGTCTGTACGTAATGGTGGGGCTGTAGATATTGCACACAGTGGTGGTAATTTCTATGTTGTTGGTCCATCTGAAAATCATCCTGTTAGTGGTACCCGCTCTCTCCAAAAACTCGATAGCTCGTTTACAGAATTGTGGTATGCTGATCCTGATGGGGTTGGACTTTGGAGTGTTGTGGCAGATGGTACTGTTGTTGCTGCTCTTGGTGCTCCTGCCACTACATCTGACGGCTTAGTTGTGTACAACGATTCTGGCACATTTCAATGGCGGGGAGACGGTATCGCATTCGATTGGTTTGGATCAAGTAATCATCTTGCCTTAGATAATAGTAGCAATATATACACAACTGCTATAACAACTCGTGTATTTCCTGATACCATAGACCCAAGCACTATCAACTTCATTAACAAATTCAATAGCTCTGGTACCCTACAGTGGTCTAACAGTGTAGGATATGGTGTTGACATAAACTTACCTCAATACAGTAATGTGGAAGATGTAGTAACGTGTCTATCTGTAAACAACGGTATTCTTTATTCTGGTCAGCATGGTGGGTACTATTCAACATCCCAAGATAACCTGTGAACATCGTAGTCCGTCTCGTATAGACATACGCAAGAACAATCTCTGTGGTTGCCCTAAAAAGTTCTTCCTCTACGCCTGCACTCTGTATGGTCAATGCAGTGAGAAAAAGCATCACAGTGAAGTCATCTCCTGCACAGAATGCAAACTGAAACAACAGCTTGCCAATAAAAACACCCCACTAACCAAATAGGCTAGTGGGGTGTTCTCGTCTCCGCACATCACTCCTTTACACTTCGGTTAATCCTTCACCTTCTTCATCCTCTAGCGTGTCCTCATCTGGCTCAAAGACATCATCTTCATCAAACTCTTCCTCTACTTCATCAATAATTTCGACATCGTAACCGCCACACCGGGGCACTTCAAGCTTCTTCAGGACAAGCTTAGCTAAGCTCATCTTTTCACCATCAATGAAAGCATTCCAAGCTTTCACGCACCAACTAATGATCTGATCCCGTGATGGAGGACTGGGTTTTGCTCGTTCACGATTCAGACGCTCTCTCAGAGCATAGGCGGGATCGTCTTTCTTGAGTCCCGTACCTTGAGCAAACGCCAAGACAAACTCTTCTGCCTTGTCCCAAATCTTCCCCTCACCGTCTGAGAATCCGAATAAAAACAATAGTCCACTCAAGTACCCCCGTGAAATCATAGCTGAGACAGCCTTGTCGTCATCTTGAGCATAAACAAACTCTGTTGCGTCTCTCAATTGAGGATGCTCCTCAATAAATTCGATCATCTCAGAATGTGGAAACTTAGGTGCATCTGATACTTTTTTGCCACCCATCCGCATCCAGACCAGTCGTGCAGAGACCGCCAAATCCTTTGCTAATCTCTTAACCTCTTTGTCGTCATACTTATCTGCATCAAATTCTTGCCGTCTATACAACACATCGCCAGCAGTTCGCTTTTGTCCAATATCAATCGTATCTGCAAACTTGTGGTCAACACCATGTACCACGACCATGTCTACGGCGATTTGACCCCGCACACCATACTTTTCCCTGTAATACTTCGGTTGTGCCTTCCTGGTGGTCTCAGCCATCACAATTGCCTGTAGACGATGCTGACCATCCAGCAATGTTTGGTCTGACGCAAAGATGATTGGCTCACCATTTACACGCCACTTGTTCCGCAACAACTCGTCCCTGTAGTTTCTCGCCAGAGAAGGACGTAGAGGACGATTATCTGTGTTCCTCTTCAACCATTCCTCAGCCATCTCTGCGTTGACATGTGCAACTTCGGATTTAATTGTCGCCATTACATTACACCTTTCAAAAAGTAGTTACTTTAAACTCAACACTGTTCGTTCATTCGTCTTTGCTGTGCGTAGTTAAATCAATCCACAGCACAATCATCATTGCTACAACTGCAAACGATGCAAGCATCAATACTGCTTCCATGCTTCGTATCTCCGTTTTTAGTTCCACTAATTGTCGGGTAACTGCCAAGCCGCCAGATCCTTAGCCCGTATACGCCATTGATTCCGCTTGCCATTTCGGTTTGTATCGAACGCTTTCAGTTCGCCTGATCGAATCTTGGCACGTATCACCGAATGATCGACACCGCACATTTCGGCAGCTTGTATAACGGTATAACAGACCGTCGATACACCAGCTTTTTGTTGTTGTGCTTTCTCCACGTCTTTCCCTTTCTAAGTTACATAAACCAGTTCATTCTTAGCTCTTGTGATAGCTACATATATAAGGTTCTTTTCTTGTTCTTGCTGCCATGCTTTAGTTGCCATTGGATGAGGCATAGGAGCATCCTTGTGCTTGAGAATAAAGACCCTATCTGACTCAAGACCTTTTGCCTTATGCACACTGCTGAGAAGCACACCGTTCTTAACAGTGTCGGTAAAAACTTCTTCAATCTCCTTGATTGTGCCTTCGACTGTCTCCCTGTTGGCAGCAAAGATCAAAATACAGTCGTGACGATCTTGGAGATTAATTAGTCGATTTTCGTTGGGGCTTTTACGGGCACGTTCCTTCGTCTCTTCTTTCGCTAACCACGTACCAATTTTCTCGACAAGGTCAGTCGTGTCCTCTGCATTAAGTTTTTTGATTGTAGAAATCAGACCTTGTCCGATATCGCGTCCCTGGATATTTGCTGCTCGACCTTCACGCAGAAACTTAAAGCACTCACTCACAAGTGGAGCGTTCACGCGACACAAAATCATATCGCCAGCTTCAGCGTCTTCTCTGTAGCTCTTTTGTCCAGAGAAAGGCATGGAGCGTACAAGCCCGTCTGGGTTGTTCTCGTGAGCTTCAAACTCGGGTACATACTTTTGAGCCTCTTGCACAATAGCCCTACCACAGCGACGTGTAACCGTCAGAGGCAGCACTTGACAACCTCTCGTGGTTTCGGATAGACGATCATACATGTTGTCCATCGATTCAGCGTCCGCTCCTGCAAAACCATAAATTGCCTGATTCCGATCACCCACCAGAATCAATCGGCTACCTGCTTTCAATGCCAATTCTTGTTGGCACCTATTTAAGTCCTGGCTCTCGTCAACAATAAGTAATGCATGCTTAAAGACTGGCAAATTTAGAATAATTGGTAACCAAATCATGTCGTTGAAATCAATCTCTCGGTCTTCCTCAACCTCCTTGCATGCTTCCAATACTTGCGGAACCAATTCAAATACTTCGTCGGAACAACCATTGGTGTCAACGTCATAGTGCGAAGCCATCCCCGCCAATTCTTCTGTGTCATTTCCGCTGATCAGTGTCATCTTGCATAAACCAACTAACTTTTCTGTAATTCGAGCAATATTTGCTTTGGTCTTGTCTTGCCGTAATTCTTTAAATTCCATGCCGTACAAGCTACAGATCACATTCATTACTCGCCATTTATTGACTTTGCAGTAACCAACAGATTGCTTAATTGATCGGAATCCCATCGAGTGCAGCGTCATCGCTTCGCATCCTGCGGGAACCTGTTGCTGTAGTACAGTGGCAATCGATTTATTGAAAGCGACAGCAGCAATCTTCTTGGCTTTAACTGACAGTGCCATGGTTTCCCAAATCTCAGCCTGTTGAGGAGAGGGAGTAAAAATACTTGCTTTCCCCTTCATGACTTTGAGACCTTCAACCATTGACGATGTCTTGCCGGTTCCAGCCAGTGCTTTAACGATCAAATGCTGTGGTTGACTGCTCATGCTTTTCGTCTCTCTTCCAAAGTATTTTGTTGTTTCGTTCCTGCCTGCCATGGCTTCCATTATACCAAACTATACAACGTTGGCAATCGCAAAGTTGTAAAAAAGTGAGAATCGGGTGCTCAAAATCGTCGTAAACTATTTCTACCAAAAGACATAAAACTTCATAACTGGCCTTGACCCCATCCTCCAAACCTGCTACAATGCCCGCCATGAAAGGCAGAACGCAGCCATACACGCTGATGCAGACAACAACAGGTAGGCAGAACGCAGCCATTGATTTAACCCAAGAACAGCGAACGTAAACGTAGTCTTTCGCTTCGAGCAACCCAAATGGCAAGAACGCAGCCAATTTTGAAGGTACTTGTACAATCGAAGAACGTAGCCAAGTGAAAAGATAATCCAGAGATTCCAAACGTTGTTTAATCAGGAGGATTGTATGCTTGTGCTAACTCGCAAACTAAACGAGGGCATTCTGATCGGGGATGACATTTACATTGTTGTAACAAATCTTTCCTCATCAAAAGTCAACTTAGGTATCAACGCACCAAATGATGTACCTATTTTACGGGCAGAATTGGTAGAGCAGCAAGAATCTGATAATCACGAAGATTAACGAAAGGTCCAGTAGTAATATGTCCGAGTCCAAAACGCAAACGCTCGAAGCTGTTGATTATGCGGCTGTTAACTGGGAAGTTATTGACAAACTAACCAAAGAAATGATGGCGTCTGCTCTAACTCTTACTCAGAGAGAAGCCCGACATTTAGTAGGCATGTATTACTCAGTACAAAACTTCCGTATTCATGCTGGGAACCACACCTCAGTAAAAACAGGGGCAGATGCTAATCCTGTCCTGGCTTGGGTGTTTTCTAACTGTCGCCTGATTGAGGAGAATATTAAACGGGCACTTGGCAGGTTTGCAGCAGAATTTACAGTTGGTCAATGGTTACAGAGTATCTGCGGCATCGGTCCTGTTATCTCGGCTGGCTTCATTGCTCACCTTGATGTTCGAGACCGACCTACCTATGGTCACTTTCACTCGTTTGCTGGTCTCAGTCCCCATATCAAATGGGAGAAAGGACAAAAAAGACCATTCAACGCTGCTCTTAAAGTCCTCTGTTACAAAGTAGGGGAGAGCTTTGTCAAAGTCCAGAACAACAAAAAGGACTACTACGGTAAGCTGTATGCTGTACACAAGGCTGGCCTAGTTCTGCGTAATGAAAGGGGTGACTTTGCTGAAGACTCTGCTCGAATTCTAACCGAAAAGAATTGGGGTAAAGACACTGATGCTTACGGGCATTATTCGGGTGGTAGACTACCGCCCGCTCATGTCCATGCTCGTGCTCGTAGATATGTAGCCAAGCTACTTTTGTCACATCTTCATACCGTGATGTATGAAGACTATTACAAAACCAAAGCTCCTATTCCTTACCCATTTTCTAAACATGCAAAAGAAGCTGCTATGCCTGATCATCGTCACTTGCTAGAAGTCCCTAACTGGCCGATGTTATCCTTTGGAAAAGACTTAGCCTGCCTGCTTGATTCCTAGCCATGGTCGCAGATGATGATAATCTAAATAAGGCGAACGTAGTCAACAGGAGCAATAACCCAAGTAGAATGAACGTAGTCACACAACGCTATAAACCATGCCACACGACCGCAGTTAGTGATTGAGATACTTCGCATACCCCGAGAACGTAGTCAAGGATTACGATACTTCGCACGCCCCGAGAACGTAGTTGGACTTTACAACAACTCAAATAGTAGGAACGTAGTCAGTGATTACGATACTTCGCATGCCCCGAGAACGTAGTCAATAATCCAGACATACACGTCTTCAGAACGTAGTCACAACCAGCAATTCCATACGTGTACTTTGAACGTAGTTAAAGACCAACAATAGCCCAGATGCTTTGAACGTCTTATTGGAGTATGTATGACAATCTATCGACGGATTGTGGATAAGTCTATTTCTCCCGAATTCAGAAAGCTACAGCGGCAATACAAAGACTGTAAAAAATGTGCCTTGTGTAAAACTCGTAACCTTGTAATACATTATAGGGGCAATATACCCTGTGATATTGTTTTCCTTGGTGAAGCTCCAGGAGAGTCTGAAGACATTCTGGGTATTCCATTCATCGGACCAGCAGGTAAAAAACTTGATGAGGCATTAACTGAATTGCTGGCGGACATAACATTCCGGTTTGCAATTACCAACATTGTGTCTTGCATCCCTCTAGACGAGGACAATCGGATCAGATCACCAACAGCAAAAGAAGCAAAGGCGTGCCGCCCTCGACTCAATCGATTCTTAGCTCTTGCAAAGCCTAAGTTGATTGTTACAATGGGCAAAATTGCTCAATCCTTTCTTCCAGAACAGTACAAGGATTATGCAGTGGGCGTTAAGCATCCTAGTGCTATTCTGCGTGCTCACAGTGCTCGTCAGCCACTAGAATTGCAACGTTTTGTACTGACAGTAAAATCAGCAATTGAGAAAAGAGTAGTATGAAAATCCTTGCTCTTGATCCCGCTACAAAATGTGGCTGGTCTCACACAGACGTAGTAGGTGGCGTCTGGGACTTGTCGGTAAAGCGGGATGAATCATCCGGTATGAGGATGATCAAACTCCGCTCTAAGCTGTATGACTTGCTAGACGCTGTTGAAATCGATCTGGTGGTGTTTGAAGCTGCTCGTCATGCTGCTCCAAAGATGCAAGGTGCTCTCGTTACTCAAGCCAAATTACAATCTGTAATTGAGATTTGGGGTGATGACCAAGGAATTCAATACCGTGGTTACTCACCTACCGAAATTAAGAAATTTGCTACTGGTAAAGGTAATGCATCCAAAGCGATGATGATAGAAACGGCTCAAGATAAATGGGGAGACATCATCGAGGATGACAATCATGCTGACGCCCTTTGGTTACTGGCGTTAGCTACCGACCAATATGGTCCTCGAACTAGGAGGTTTGGAAAATGACCGAAATACATTGGTTCTTTCTTGGGATTGGTATGGGCTGGATTTCTCTATCTGTACTCGCTCTCTTGTTTCGTGACCCCAGTTGTTCTCCGCAATCTTCATCCCCAACAACTAGTAGTCTTGTTGTTAAAGGAGCTATGAATCATTATATTCATGATTGTAGAGATGATGATAATGATGATGATGATGATGATGATGATGATATCTTGTTGGGGACTGATCCGAGTCAGTGGAGAACATGGGAGATGAACTAAATGACCTGGAACCTGTATAGTGATGGTATGTCCTACTCTTCGTTATGTAAATTCATGGTTTGTCGAGAACGCTTTCGGCTATACAAAGTTGAAGGTCTCCAGGAAGAACGAGGATTCCAAGCACCTCTTGAGTATGGCAACTTCTTACATGATGCTCTTGAGATTTATGCTCAGACTCGTAACCTGAAAAAAGCACTTGTTGCAATCGATGATCAACATTGTAAGCTGTCTGATAAGTATCCTCTGAGTCAAGAAACAATCCGAGACTGGTACATGCTGGCTAGGGGGCAGTTTCCTCTCTATGTAGACCACTGGAAAAAGTCAGACAGAAAGCGTGAGTACATCTTTTGGGAAGAAGACTTTCAGTATGCCTATAAACTACCTTCGGGTCGTGTAATTCCGTTGTTTGGTCGATTTGATGCTGGGTTTAGGGTTGGCAAATCAACGTACCTACAAGAGAACAAGACAAAGGGTAATATTGATCACGAAGGTTTGATGCACTCAGCACACAAAGACCTTCAAGTCATGTACTACACAATCTGTATGAGACGACTCTACCCCAATGTTCGTGGTACGCTCTACAACATTATTAAGAGACCATTATCAGATCGCTTCCCTTTACGCCAGAAAAAGACTGAGTCTCGTAAAGAGTTTCATCAGCGTGTCTTAACTGGTATAGATGAAAATCGAGAGCAGCACTTTAGTCGGTACACTATTCCAACAACCAACCATGACGTGGAAATCTTTAAGCGGCAAACCTTTATCCCTCTGCTTGAAACAGTTGCTGATTGGTGGGATTCAATCAAAGACAATCCTCATGATCCTTGGGGTAGTTCTCACCACTGGGTTCGTCCATACGGCGTTTATGATCCAATGACATTGGGCCGACGAGGAGACCTGTTTGGCTACTTGACAACAGGCTCTCGACAAGGTATAGTAACGTGTGAATAGCTTTGTATCCTCTTAGAAAGTAGTAATGTAATGACTGTAAAGAAAAAGCGACGTACGAAGAAATCTGTTACTCCTGGCCTTAATCTTCCCGCCAAAAAGTCTACGCTCTCCAAAGAAATGACAGACTTTACCATCTTGGTATATGGTGCAAAAAAGGTTGGTAAAACCTCTCTGATTGCTCAGTTTCCAGATGTATTCTTTCTCTTCTGCGAGAAGAATGACGCTGTAGAGGTTTTCTGTGCTCAAGACGATAGCGGTTGTCCTATCACCCTTAGAGACTGGGATGCTATCGACAAGTGGGTACACGCTGTTGTTGAGTCAGGAAACTATTCTGCAATCTGCATCGACACTCTCAAGCCCTTCTATGAGGCAGCATTTCGCTATGTCTGCGAAGACAAAGAGATTGATCACCCAAACGAACTAGGCTTTGGTCAAGGGTGGGATGCAATTTCAAAGCTCTGCATCGGTCTTCTACAGTATATTGAAGACTCTCCTTGTGGTCTCATTATGCTTGCTCATGATAAATGGGACACTCGTGAAGATTATGATGGCAATGAGATTGAAGTGCTGTCTGTCGGTCTCTCTGGGAAGTTTGGTGAGTATGTCAGTGGTAATGCTTCTCTATGGCTTTACTTCGGTCTCAAAGGTGATGAGCGTCGTCTATTCATCAGGGGATCACAAACCTTAGAAGCAGGCAGTAGACTCTCAGAGAATTTCCTGGACTCTAAAACATCAGTCCCACTTCGAGACATCAGTATGGGAGGATCAGCAAAAGAAGCGTATAAAAACTTGTATGCCGCATTTAACAATAACTATCATGAAGCAAAGGAAATCCCTAAGAAGAAGAAACGTAAGAAAAAAGCAGGCTTTGGAGACGTATCTTAGCTCCCTTATTAGGAATTACGATTGATGGCAAAGAAAAAAGCAGCGGACGGTTTTGATTTCCTCAAGAAGAAGATTCAGAAGCACTGGGACAAGAGTCGGAAGAAGAAAGACCCCTTTAAGTCATTTGAAGCACCTGATGGTGTTTACATCGCTCGTCTTGCATCAGTAAAAGCTGGTGCGACTAAGAATGATGATGCCTACCTGTCTTTCCAATTCATTATCAACTCTCCCTCAGAGGTTGAAGATGTTCATACTCAAGGTCTTAGACCTTCTGTCATGCATGTCTTCAAAGCATCAGCTAAGATGTCTGAGGAGGATAAGGTAGACCGTGCTGTCTTTGATCTACAGAAACTTGGTGTTGAGACTGACGAACTTGATCTGGTAGAAATCAAGGAACTGGCAGGCAGTCTCAAAAGCAATCCTGTTTACGTTAGTCTCAAAGTGGTTAACCGAGATGGGTACTGTAACGCCAACATTCTTGGTCTAAAAAAAGACTACGATCCTGATGAAGAGGATGACCTGGATGAGGTTGAAGACGAAGATGATGAGGATAACGAAGAGACCGAGAATGAGTCTGAAGATGAAGATAACGAAGAGACTGAAGATGAGGATGAGGAGTTTGTACCTGAAAAGAAAGAGGAGTACATGTTCTCTCCTGTTACTGGTGCAAAGCAGAAGCCTTGTCGTGTAGTTAGTGTTAGCACTCGTAAAAAGACTGTCAGTGTTAAACGTCTGCACGACAATAAAATCTTTAAGGACATTACCTGGAGCAAACTGGGTGATCCTGTAGAAGAAGAGTAGAAGTAGGTAGTATTTTTCACCAAGAGTAGCCAATGAGGTTTCTGGGGTTGCCTGGGCTACTCTTGGTTTTCATTTTGTATTGAGGAGTAAAGTATGCCTCCATCCCTACCAAATTGGACACTAAACCAAACCTGTGCAATTTCTGCTCTCAACAACTGGGCAGAACAAGGTGGATTACGAGACTATACAATCGAGAAAAATCATACCTCTGGGACGTATGACATCTATATGCATGAGGCTCGTTCGCTTGAAAACCAAGTAGCTCGTAAAGCAGAAAGACACGTAGTAATCAGTCAACCGGAAGAAGAAAAATATGGTGTCTCTTGGTTACTGCTCAATGATGTTCTTAACATGATTCATATGTGGAACAAAGATGCTTATGCATCTCCTGTGCATCGGTCAGAAGAAAAAAATATAAGTAATGCAAAGACTGAAGACTCAGAAGATACTGAAGGTTCAAAAGATACTGAAGACGTGTAGATTGTTCTGTGGCGGAATTGGCAGACGCTGCCCCAACGAAGGGGCTGATCATAGGGGTTAACCTTGGCTGTTCTAGCGAGACCAGAGTGTACCACTAAATAATTGTATGTTGTGCAGGTTTGAGTCCTGTCAGAACAATCTGCATTTTGTTATAGGCAGGCTTAGCAACAACTAACTATGTGATACCTCAAACGGTTTCCTAGTTAAGCATGTAGTGATGCTGTGAGGTTGTTGGCAGTAAGAACTTGTAGTTCCCTGCTTCTCTAAGCCTGCTTTTCTTATTTCTCAAGGATGTATCAATGTCAGAGACTCGGATTACACCAGATGCTCAGTCACGATTTAATTATCTACTCAGTCAGAATCCTAGTTTTACAGATTATCTAGGCAGTAACGATATCAGGCTCACAGAATTCACATGTGCTCGATGTGCTATTGTAGCATCGTGTACGTCAGCCTTTGATACGTACAATCTTCATGGTGATTGTTTGGAGATGAAATGATGAAGCGTAGAGATGCAATCAAGAGCGGTATAGCGGCAACACTAGGCTGTCTAGTTCCCTGGAAAACACCTGTTAAAGAAGCTGCATCAATTCCATGTGTAGTAGAAGATGCTCCATCCTTAACTTGGATAAACATCGTAGATGGACACTGGAATGTAACTGTACACAATGGTGATGGCACCAGCATTACTAAAACATATCCTGTGGATATTTCACAAAGTTGTACATATGGTAGTTGCTCTCGACTGTGAAGCGAACGGAGTAGATTTAGTACACGGCTGCAAACCTTTCTTTGTAGCCATGTGCAGCGATCAGGGGAACGTCCTATACTGGCAATGGGATGTTGATCCTTTGACTCGTGAGCCTCAAATTTCTAAAGGAGAACTTGATGAAATCCAAAACGCCATTACGTTATCCTCACCCTCTCAATCCAACGAAAGAATCATCTTCCATAACGCCTTATTTGACATCAGGGCATTGTCTGTTGTCGGACTTACGCGTCCCGACTGGTTTAACATTCTTGGTGACACACTCCTCAAATCCCATTGCTACAACTCCCTTGAGCCACATGGTCTTAAAGAATTGTGTATCCGTTACCTCGGAATCCTCGATGACGACCAGCAAAACCTCAGAAACGCAGTCAACCAAGCCAGAACAATAGCATCTAAGAAAGGATGGGACATAGCAAAGCCCCACCACCCTCACTTTCCTGCTCAGAAAAGAGCACCAAAAGAGGGATGGTGGGTTATGGACATGTGGTTACCGAGAGCAGTAGCTCAAGCTGAGAACTACGAATCCAATCACCCTTGGTGGTCAATCCTCAAGACTTACGGCATTAGAGATGTTGAACGAACCATACTTCTTAATGAAATGTATGACCAGTTCCTCTCTGAAGAAAACCTCAAGAATCAATATGAAGAACAAAAAGCACTGCTGGAACCTGTCTACGATATGATGGAGTTTGGAATCTCGTTAGACCTCAGAGCTATCAAATCTTCTATTGCTGAGTTTAGACAGGAGTCTGAACATCATGCTGCCCAAGCAACTAAGGCTTTGAGAAAAAACATAAATCTCAGTAGCGTACCTCAGATGCGTAAAGCTCTGTATGAAGACTTGAGAATCCCTTTAGATGGTGTACCGGCTACCAAGACAGGACCATCAACCAAAGCTTCTGTGTTACTCGACTTGTTAGATAATGACAAGCTTTCCATTAGGCAGCAGAAATTTGTCGGTAATGTCCTCTGCTCTAAAAAGATTGCCAAATCAGGCCAGTATGTTGAGTCCTACAATTGGTTCAAGCGTGGTAACAGAGTCCATCCAAACTTTAACATTACTGGTACAGCCACCACCAGACTCTCCAGTTCGGCCCCTAACGGCACCAATATTGGCAAAGGGGCGGACCCCTTCGCTGATCAATATCCTATTCTGAAGCCTCTGGACGACGTTAACATGTCTCTCCGTAGACTATTTTCCCCAGAAAAAAACAGGGTTTGGTACGCCATTGATTATGCTCAGCTTCAACTCCGTATTTTTGCTTACGTCTCTGATGAGGTTTCCTTAATAAAAGCATTTGATGATGGTTGGGATGCTCATGATTATATGGCTCATAGAATCTTCAAGCTTGCAGACGGCATTACACCAACATCGGGTCAAAGACGCGTTGCAAAAAACGTAAACTTCGGGTTCATTTTCGGAGCATCACCATCAAAGATCGAAGCTACTGCTCGTCGTCCTGGCCTTTGGGATGATATTATCAAGATGTTTCCGAACGCTCATGCATTCATCAGAAAGGTTTCCAAGCAGGTACAAAAGCATGGTTGCGTTTATACCTCATCAGGCTATCGTTTAGAAGTACCCCACAAGGACGGATACAAAGGCGTCAACTATATCGTTCAGGGGGATGAAGGAATCATTGTTAAACGGGCTATGGTTACTTGTCATGCCTACCTGAAATCCCTCAAGACAATATCTGCTCACCTCACCCTTAATGTTCATGATGAGCTTCTGTTCGATTTCCCCAAATACACGCCTCTGAAGTTTGTCCGGTCTCTTAAAATGCGTATGGAAGAGGCAGGAGCATCTATTGATATGGATACTCCTGTAGAAGTAAAAAGAATTACAACCAACTGGTCTACAGGAAAGGTCGTCACTTTATGAATCAACCAGCTAGCCATCGTCCTGTTAGTTATAGCGGTATCAAGTTCCAAAATAGGCTATCTGCCAAATATGCAGTCCTGTTTGATAATCTAGATATTGAATGGATCTACCGTCCTATCTTTATTAGGGATGGATCAGACTCATTTGGCTTCGATTTCCATATTCAGTTTGCAGATAAAAATAAGCATGCTCTGGTAGTTATCAAGCCATCCAATCCTTTTTCGTCTGAAATTCAGCATGTGCTATCAGGCATTGGTACTGTTCATGACATGTTTGGTGTTGTAGTAGACCCACATACCCATACCGCCGACATTATGTTTTTGTATGGTTCGTTCCAAGGTTCTCTTAATGCTAGTCGTATTGAGCACAGTTTGGGTGGGCGAATCAATGAAGTTCAGATGCCCCTAATCAATTTCCTTCAGAGCGGTAAGCATCTTATGGTGAGTCAATTTGATACTGCGGTAGAATCTGTTAACAACTTTAGGATTTAAGATGTACAAGATTGCCTACTGGCTTGCTAGGTCAGATATCCGGTACACATCAACCATTACCTCTAGCAGTGTTCTAGTTCACGAATCAGAATCTGTTGGTGACTGCCTTTTACGTATCAGCAAAGAACTTGAAGAAGCTGGCTACACAACTAAAATTATGGATGCTTCACATGCTTAGCTACGTATGTATGTTTGTAAAATTAAATAGCCTGTTGCTGTGTATCTACATTGGGAAGAACTATGTAGACTGGGTCATTCCTTGGGCACTAGTGCTGTTCCTGTTTGCAGTTGTTGATGTCTACGCTAGTCGTCTTAACTTAAATAGCTTCATTGCTGAACTTAACGCCAAGATTGAAAGTGAGATCAAAAATGACCGGCTGTAAATACTGCTCGTCTTGGGATGATGCTTGTGGCACCTGTAAGGGGTGCGGTAGGAACCTACTCTATAAAGCATCTCCTATTGCTGAAGTCATCTACTCAGAATACTCGCCTAGTGATGATCAACACTTTGCTAGCTGTGTTGAGCAAGGTGAAGACATTATTAAAGTCCTGTACGATCTGCTAATGCACCTCGGCATGCACAGAACAATTAAGGCCCTCCAGTCAAAGTAAGAATCAATGGCTAAAAAACCAATTGACTACGCAAAGACGTTTGACTTCTACGGCGTTCCACTAACAGCAACTCATGGTGATCATACAGGCCAATGTCCCTTTTGTGATAAGGAAGATCACCTAGGAGTTATCCAATCCACAGGTCAGTGGCAATGCGTAAAATGCGGCGAATCAGGCAATATCTATTCTTTTCTCAGAAAGATACATGAGCAGTGTTTAGAGACTACTATAGATGCTGAGAGAGAGCACCTGTCATCACACAGGGGCATCAGTGTTATCACTCTTAAACGTTTTGGTGTGGTCTTCTATCCTCGGTTAGATCGTTGGCTTGTTCCTGTCTACAACCAGAAAGGAAACATTACCAATCTCTATGTATGGTTTGATGGTTTAATTTCTGGTGCTGGTCTCAAGGCAGGTCTATTCAATCTTCAATCTCTAAAGAAACAGAAGACTGTCTATATCTGTGAGGGGGAATGGGACTGCATGGCTTGGGATAAAGTCATACGTGGTTTAAAAATGGCTAAGGATGTTGCTGTTCTCGGGGTACACGGTGCTCGTAATTTCAATAAGACCTACACCAAGCTTCTAGCTGGTCGAGATGTTATTCTGCTGTTAGATAATGATGCTGATGGCATGGAAGGTCAGATACGAGCCAATAGAATTATGGCTGCTGGTCTTAAAAGGCCAGCATCAGTACAAGCAATCGAATGGAATGGTGATTATCCTGAAGGCTTTGACATTAAAGACCTTGTTGCTGATAAGGGAGTCAAAAAGTCTTACAGCTATGTCAACAAACATCTTATTCTTGGATCAAAGTCCAAGGTCAAAGTCTTTCATACTGACTACGGTGAGTACGAGGATAACCCCTGTACAACATTTGATGATCTAGAAGAATATTTCTCTTCTAGTCTACATTGGACTGAACCCCTGCATGACACTTTAGCTGTTATGCTGGCTACTACCCTTGGTGTGCATATGGGTGGAGATGGTCTCTGGCTTTACGTAGTCGGTCCTCCATCATCAGGTAAGACAACCCTTGCAGAATGCATCTATGCTCACAAGGAGCACACCTACGCTCTCTCATCTCTGACAGGAATTGTTTCTGGGTACAAAGATGAGAATGGTGAGACTGTCTCTCTGTTGAAAGACTTTCAAGGCAAGACAGTTGTTATCAAAGACCTCACCTTGTTACTGTCTCAAGCTGCAATCATGAAGGATCGTGTTTACGGTGAGCTAAGAGATGCTTACGATGGTCACTTCTCGGCACGTTATCGTAACAGCAGTGAAGATCAAGTTTATGAAGGCGTTAATTTTGGTCTGCTAGCATGCGTAACAGACGAGATTAGAGCAGAAGGACGTAGCACATTAGGGGAACGTTTTGTAGCTGTTGAAATCTTTGACGAAGAGACAGACACTAACAAACAAATTGATGCATCTATGCATAATGTGGTCTCTGAAATTACAGCACGTATATCATCAGCATCAAACAATGATGTCACAGAGTTCAAAGCTGTTGAAGCAGATGAGGCTAGCCGGTCCTCTGTTAAGAAAGCTCAACGTAAACAAGCCACGGCTTCATTTATTGACCACAAGATCAATCAGGTTATGATTGGTGATGTTACTGTGCCAGCAATCAATAATCTTGCTCTGGGTAAAATTAACGCTCTGTCACAGATAGCAGCCTTTGCAAGAGCAAATGTAACAAAAAACAAGGATGGCTCGCCTACCTACAGACCTCGTGTTGAAGTAGGTAGTCGTCTTGCATCACAGCTAGTAAAGCTAAGCCTTGCACTAGGACTTGTCTTTGACAAGCCTGTTGTTGACAAAGCCATCCTTAGAATAATCTCTAAGGTAGCCTTTGATACATGTCGTGGTATCAATCTTGAACTACTCCAATGTCTTGCAGATGAGAAGGAGTACTCTATTGATCAGATAGCGGCCTCTCTGAATATCTCACGATCTGCGACAATCATTAGACTAAAAGACCTCCAACTCCTGAATGCTGTTGAACACGGTAAACGAGCCAACAATTCAGGATTTGGAGGTCGAGACCTACATATCTGGAGACTGACTGAACCTTTAGAAGAAGCCTTCAATCTTGTTGAGCATCACGATGAAGATTAAGTGATTCATCCCCAGAACCATCCCCACCAAAGAAGCATAATAAACATAAACATTACAAGTGTTGAGACTGCAAGCCCAAACAGAGTCTTACTGTTTGTTGCCTGTTTCAAGTCTGTCTTGCACCAATCATTCAAGATATCGGAACTGGTGTATGCCTCCCACACTGCCAATGGTCGGAACTGACGTTCTGATTAGATGAGTCGATAATTTGGTACAACTCGTATTCACATTTAGGAAAAGATCCCATGCAAACACTATCTTTCTTTTTTCTCATCGTGTCCACAACAACTGTCTTCGCTGATTATCCCACTGAGATCCAGTGGGAAAAACGCGAGGCTAATTGGTCTCGCTATGTCGATGATATCGAACATGTAGAAGTCAAATTGTGGGATGATACTCGCTGCGATTATGTCTCTAAGACACATGCCATTGAAATTGATTGGGCATCCAGCAGCAAGGTCTTTGAGGCGGTAGGACAAGCGGAGTATTATTCAATCGTTCTCGATAAGAAGCCGGGGATTATTTTGCTTGTTAAAGAGACTGAACGAGAAACTTCGAGAAAGTACGTTTTCCGCTGCCAGACAGTATGTGCGAAGCTTGGGATCAAGCTCTGGGTGGAGATTGTTAAAGACGAATAGAGAAAGGTGGGCCTGGATGTTCGGTGACGAATCAGTCTGCAAACGGGGCACAGCAGCAGTTCGTCATTCATTGTCTTGCTCCTTCTGCAAACACCTTATTTCCGTGCTCCAACCATACAACCTTCATATCTTCTCTCTCCATGCAGAACCTAAATGTTCTAACCCGTTAATACTTCTGTTCCAAATGTAGCAGTACACATTACATATTTCATACTCCCGTTTTGTAAACATCTCTGCTTCCAATAGCTGCCTGCCAAACATTAGTCCTCCCCCTTCGTATATGTCAATCTCCTCAAGTCTCTCTTTGGGTACTTCATACACCTCACCAACCACTACATCAGATCCCTCTAAGCCCTCAATTCCTGCTGATAAGACTGCTACAGGAAACCCACCAGCATCAAACAATGTATGCTCCCGAATGATTGCTTTACCTAAGTATTTATCACCAGAGAGATACTTGTTATGCTGTCTACAGCCTCTCATCAGGTAGCCGTAAACAAATAGATACGCCATGTTTCTTTTCCTACCAAATGCTTCTTTTTGTAAAGCTGGGATGGACTTGTTTTGATGCTTACCCCAGATGTGCTTTTTTCGTATTCCTCTAAATATAGCAAGAAAACCCTGTAAATATAGGATATTTCTGCGTATATACTTTTTTACGTTTGGTCTTTTTGATCATCCCTTAATTCAAAATCTCCGCATCCGTCAAATTGATCACCGCTTGTTACACTCTGTCAGCACCCTTTTTCATCTTCTGGCGTCAGATAGCATCCTCTTAATATAACTCTCGGGTGTGTAGTACAGGAGCATGTTGTTTGCACGTATTTAGGTACGCAAAAAATCTACATTCTCCACATGATGTGCTATTCATGAAGTTATTCCCAATTTCCCAATCCACCACAGATACCGCACTCAAGCTTACCGCCCCCACAACATTGATAACACTCTACTAACCCACTTCCTTTGCATTCTTCGCATTCTTTGTATTTTTCACATTCTTCGCACTCTGAGTCTGTGTTAAATACTAATTCCTAAGCTTCTTCAATTATGCTTTGTAACTTAATACTGCATGTAGCATCCTTCCTAGCCTTACTCAGTAATGTAAATAAGTCTTTCATCACCCACTTCGGAATTTCTATGGTGGCTTTCTTCTGTGCTTTTCTTTGCTTTGACATCTTTACTCCTCATTTAATGTGTGTCGGCACTTTGGATAATTTGTACATCCCCAAAACGTACCAAACTTTCCCTCTACTCGTCGCATGATTGCACTGCATGATGGGCATGTGTGTCCGGGAAAAAGCATTGCAAAGTCTCTTAATCTCTTACCTAGATTCTTTTTCCATGTTTTGATCCTGTTGACCCTACCACAACCACACACTCTCAATATGGTTCCTTGTTCTGTTCTGGTGAAAAGCATCACCCTAACAGCGTCAGCACCACACTCCCTACTTTCGTCTGTACCGGCATCAATTCCAGTAAAAACACGTAGGGACAATTGATGTCCTTTTACATCAACTCTCTTGGCAAAGACAATCTCGTACGTCCGCTCTACCTCTATCTGCGTAAACCCTTTGGGTTCCAAAAAGAACGTCATCTCAGCTAGTGTAATATTGTGGAATTGGTTATTCATTCAGTTTTGCTCTGCTTTTAAGGTTATTGCCAGATGCATCAGCTTAGCTTGTAGTTCCATCATTCTTTTGTCTGATCCTTCTGGGAGGCAATGAGTTATTTCTGCTGCTAACGCTGATAACACTTCCGGCCCTAGATACTTGGTTAACAAAGCTACAACAGTGAAGTCAATTGAATAAAGAAACGCTATATCTTCAGGTGGTGACTTTAGTATAGCTACCTCAATTAGCCGCCTCTTGTGTTCCCAATCAATCATTCTTATTCCTTTCTTGTTCTGTAATCCTGTCTAGGGTTGTCATGCATTCTCGAATTGTCTGAATCAAGGTTGGCACCCGAGCATGCCAAGTAACCGTGTTGCTTTTGTTCTGGTTGTCTAACTGCACAAGTTCGTCATACGCTTCATACAGCCTGCCCCTGGCTTGAAGCAGCCTACGCACCCTAGTTTCGTTTACCACCACTATTTTTCTCCAGGAAGAAACCCATATCATTTTGTCCCATTATACTAGCCTACATAAACTTGTCAACCCTAGAATCTAGAAAATATCCAGAATCTTGTATTATCTCTTGACAGACCCACTATAGCTGGTATGATTATACCTGTAGATGCACAAAACATCGTGCTCGTAACTTTTTTAGTACAGGAGAGTAGACAGATGGCGAAGAAAAAGAAGGCTGCAAAGAAAACCGCAAAGAGCAGGACTACTACAAAGCTTCAGCATGCTCAGTATCGTCAAGGCTACCTTGATGATGTAGTAAAGCCATTCCTAACAAAAGAAGCTGTCTCATGGAGTGACCTTGTTCGTATTGGCGTAGCATCTGTAATTAAGAAAGGTAAGATTACTGTTACAGACCGCAAGCTGAGCACAGAGATTCGGGATTATACATAGTCAAGTCAACCCTCCGTGCAATTTGGGTATTAACCTCGGCAAGATCGTTCAATCGATTTTGTCGGGGTTTCTTTATGGGTAGAAACCCCGGTAGATTTTGTTATCTGCTGGGGTTTCTTTACGTACCTGCCCCAATCGATTTTGTCGGGGGTATGTTCAATCGATTTTGTCGAGGATCACCAATCGATTTTCTTGGGGATGCAATCGATTTTGTCGGGGGTATTACCAATCGATTTTGTCGGGGGTATTACCAATCGATTTTGTCGGGGGCCTTAGTAAACAATATTCACCCCTCTTAATGCTATACGTACACTAGCCTCTATATAAGACCTTAGTATACAATGTTCAGTAGGTATACCCTATATGGTATATTGTATCATCGGTGGTCAAAATCTGACATTGGTCAATTCTTGATCACTTGTTATAAGTCTATGTAGCATAACAAGTTACGTCTACAAAACAGCATATTCTCGCTTTGGTGGTCAATCCTTGACCGGACGATATATCATATCTTTCTGATTGTTGCATAATGCTACACATCATTGCATAACGTAAACCGTTACTACATAACGACTTATAGCAATATCTAAAATTATATCCAGAATCCTAACTTTTGGCATGCAATTTGCTAATACTTTTGGTGACGTTGGTCGATATCCTTAACATTAGATTGGAGAATTGAGTCTATGGAATATACCATTGAAGTTGAGACTGTACAAAATAGTCTAAATATGGATGTTGTAATATATCTTGTACGTGGTGATGATATCACGTTTGCAGAAACAAGATATATAGACATTGCTCACATGATTGTTGACGCACTACAAACGAAGGATAAAGCATGACATACAGAGTTGAAATTGAAAGCAGATTAAATCGACAACCGTGTAGGAGAGAAAATCCAATGAATGAAACGTACAACGGTATTGACTATGGTATGGGACGGACAAACATCGATCAGACAACCGGTATCAGATATGGAGTCATCTCGCAACACGATTTGCCAGAATGGTTTTTCGATGATGTAGAGATGATCTATCCTGAACCAGAACACGTAGACGATTGCGACAACTATGGTACAGATGATTTTGATCACTGTTTTTGCAACGATTGTCTTGAACCGATTGGATGGCATTATGAGTCTGGTGGGGTTTGCTTAGCAGATTGTCTTGACTCTGATGCTTTCATCTTTGCATCAACACACACCACAACCGGAACGTACTGTTCGCCATGCGTCCCTGGTGCAGTCAGTGTAGGCACGGATGGCGATATCGTTTGTTACGGACTGCCGCCAGAATGGTACGATGGAAGCTACGTCAAGCAAAACCACATCTCTATCCCTATCGCAAAGGAAAGCTAACATGTTGCTCATGCCTACCGAATACCAGAACATCATAGATAATGCTGGTATCTCGCCAGCATATCTATCAGACGATCATAGATACACGCTGGACGACGTACACAAGCTGATTGAGTATATGATCCAGACCGAACATGACGACGCAATAGAGGAGCTACAGGAGCTCCGTGTAGCGTTGATTGACAAGACATTAACCAGCATGATGGAATCTCATGTTGAGTATGAGGAATCACATCAAGATGCTGGTGACAACTATGCTCATATGCCACAAGAGTCTGCAAACCATATGTGTTCTACACGTTGTCAAGAATTGATTGACTATTGCGACGATTACATTTCTCGCTTTGACACTGCTGGCTATCGCCCAACAGACAAACGATTTGCATCTGATGTGTTGAGTGAACTGCTGGAAACATTTAATATGGTTGCTGGCAACAGATTTCTATCATCTGTTTCTGGTTTCGTCTTAGACTCGTACTGCGTCGGAGAAGTAGAAACTCAAATCGAGTTACAGACAATCGCACATGATTCTGGTATCGACAGAGACGTAGTGGAGTCAATCCTACGCAGTGATCCTAGTATCGGTAATCAATTCTGTATCACCTATAGCAAACATGACACTGATTGCTTGCTAGCCTATCAATCATCTGACGTAGTCTGGTATGCAGTATCTGACGATGAACAGATACGTGAAGCAATCACCAAAGTCTGTATTGATCGATGTGAACGTCAAGATAAGAATCGAAAGGATAAAATCAATGACACTGATCGTAACAATTGAGACCGATGATTGTGCTCACATGGACAATCCATGTGATTGGGGCGGATTCATCGGTAGCGACCATGTTGCAGACGCAATCAGAGATGCAGTCAAGGAGTGTAGGGAATCACCAGCAGAAGAAGTTATCGTACGTGGAACGTGTTCCTGGATTCTAGAAGACGAGTATGAGAGGACAGAATCATGATCAGAATCGTGAGAGATGCTGTCGTCGGCACGCTGACTGGAACTATCGTTGTTGTTGCTGTCTGGTTCGCGTTGAACGTCGTTCGTACAATCCTCTATTAAAGGTATCAATTGACACAACAAGACAAAGACAATGAGAAAGCTACTGTCGATGCTTTCACTATCCTATTTGTCATAGTGATTGCTGCTGAAGTTGTAGGATCAATGTTAACCATAGGAGACTAGTCATGTTGAGTTTTGTACACGCTACAGATATTGCTGTTGATGAACTGATTCAATCAATCAAGGAAATCGATGACAGTGTAACACGATATGACATTGCAGAACGTGTTGCCGAATTGCTGGTGGAGCTAGACGGTACTGATCCTATCGATTTTATCCATCGTTGTGGAGTGAACGCATGAGAATAGGACCAAAAATGAAACTTGCAGCATGGTATGTTGCCAGAAATCCCAATTGTGCAATCTTACCTATTGCTCGCTTGGTAGGGCCACATAATAGCACGTTTTACGGATACCAGATTGTACATCGTGCAATCAATGCTGGTTTAATTCATGCTACGTATGCGTCTGGACGCTACACACTAACCGTACCAACAGATGAGTAAAAATATGATGACTCGAAAGCATTACAACCAGATTGCCGAAACGATTGCTGGCATGCCAAGGTCAGACCTAGACGATATCGCCAGAAACAAACTAGTAGCTAGGTTGTCTCTCATGCTGGCGTCTGACAATCCACGATTTGACTACGTCAAGTTTGCAACAGCATGCAAACCAGACGAACCACCAAAACGTCCGTCACACTGTACACGTAAACGTGTGAAACCATTCATGGATGATTGCGGATGCGAGTACTGCAATTGGCTGGACGATCACATCATGGAATCAATGGGAGCATCAGAACCGTGAAACATCTCCTACGTAGATTGATCATGTGGGCGTTGGATATCAAAGTTGTTGTGGCCAATCATCGCGTAGGCGGATGCGAGACTGAGTACGTGATCATCACAATGTGGAACGCTGAGATATACGCATCCCAAAGTTGGCGTCCAGGAACATTCAAAGGACCGAGAACCACAGACTGATTGTTAGCTAGGTCTCAATGCCCGCAGTGTCTAATCGATGCTGCGGGTATTTTTACGTACTTATCTCTATGTCTTATTAACCTATCAATCGATTTTACCGCGGTCGATTTTATTGAGGGTTAGCAATCGATTTTACTAAGGGTCTATATAAGCTATCAATCGATTTTGCTGGGGTCGATTTTACTAAGGGTTAGTGATCGATTTTATCGAGGGTCTTACTAATCGATTTTGCTGGGGGTCTTAATAAGACCTGAATGCCTCTTACTAAGAGGGTCTGACTAAGACCTATATAAGACCTTAGTATACAATGTTCAGTAGGTCTATATAAGGTATTAGTCTTGCCTATTAGAACATCGTCATGCTGTCGGTTGCAATCGTCGCAGTGTCGACCACAATCGTCATGCTGTGCGTCTGGACGACAGCTTATCGGCAACGAATCAACAGACGCCTCAGATTCACGTCTAACGTGTTCAATTCTGGAATAGGTAGTTTACCACCAGAGAAGAACAACGGACGTTACAGACGATCCTAGAACGTCTGAGGATAGGATCACATCTGTTCATGCTTTGAGCATGCCTATCGTTAATCGTTAACAATCTATATTAAATGATATATCATTGCATGGTATACAAAGAAAGCCGGTCACCATTTGGCGACCGGCTTTGGTTGTTGCTGTCGGCTGTCAGACTAGGCATCCGGTTTGTTCGTTCCACAGTCGCTGAAACGTCTCTGCGTCTACTCGCTTACTATGATCGTCATCTATCCAATTAAGATGCTTCCCTGTAGTTTGGCCCCAACTGTTGTAACGAATAACTAACTCATTGCCTAGTACGCGAAACGCTACTGGAGTCTGGTAGCTATACCAGACTGTAAGGTCACCGATATCAACACGCAACGTGTTGACTCCGTAGTTGTTTGACCGATAGTGTCCGTAACTTGAGATTGATGGTAACATGTTTACTACTCACTTTCATCAATTAGGTTAGGTGTTTCTTCTAACTCATAAGCTAACATTGACAACTCATCTTGATTGTCAGCACACCACTGTGCGATAGCTTCCGGGAATAGGTCCGCATTCTCTGACTCCCTGCCCGTACGTTCCTGATACTCGTACGACTCTCCACAAGCCGATAGGAACGACAGCAGAGACTCCAGTCCCTCTTGTAAGCTTCCGCCTTGGCAACCTGATTGCAAGTCATCTCCGATGTACTCTAAGCCGTCTGGAGACACGAAGCAATCAATGTAAAACTTGTAGCGTGTTCGTCCGTTGTTTCCAGGATAGTCAGCATAGGTGATCGATACCATAGCGTGATCACCAACGCGAACGGCGGGAAACAATCGAGACGAGATGCAAATGGGGTTTGTAAGTTTCATGGTTCAATCTCCCCTCAGAGGTTACGAATTGCTCTGGTTAACCGGTCACCAATTGCTTCACATATATCGTCAATATCATGAGCATCAATGTTATCTAGTCTCTGTTCTAAGTCATCAATAGAAGCTTCTCTCTTATACATACTTGAATCAAGTGTGTCTATACTTGAATCTAATGTGTCTATGTTGTCTTGCATATCTTCGATAGCTTGTTGTTGTTTGTTCACTACCTCTGTTAAGTCACTCAATAGATTCTCAAACGTGCCTACAGTTTGCATTACAACATGCGTATCAGTTAATCCTAGCTTACGCAGAATGTACGATTTGACAGTAGCTTTAATCTTAACAATACTGAGTTTCATGGTTCTAATCCTCTATATAAGGGTATGGTTCAACATCATAATCAAAGTCTGCTGTTGTCGTACTGTGCAATCGTTCACATCGTCTATCAATAGCCTCAATCTTCCGTTTCGCTCCCAATACTAGGTGAGTTTCGTACCCTGAATTCCATGCACGTAGTCCCCCTACGATGTTAAGGTAATCTGATTCAATACTTTCGATTGCTTCGTCACAATCATCACATGTGAGTAGTGAACGCAATCGCACATCGGTGTGTTTCATAGCTCAAACCCTTGCGTCAAGAATAATACAATCGTCCCATGGTTTGATATCGTTTGACACTTCATAAACCTGTATAGCAACATGTACGATTTGACAGTAGTGTCGTTTGACTTTTGATATTGCCCATGCACGATTTTGCACATGATGTACAATTCCACACTCAATATCCCAACCCGCTTCACCAGTTTGAGGATTACAAGTGTATACCTCAAAATGATACGTCCGGTTTTGTGGTTTACCGGATACTTTTAACGGCCTACTTGCTTTGTCTTTCATAGCTCAATTCCTTTCTCGTGGTGTCCAGTGTAACCGAACTGACTGCGTCTCCCCAAACGTACCTAATGAGATACCCAAATAACAGCACACCATACCAGCCGGTAGCCAGACTCCGTTCATCTGGTTAAGCCTGTAAGAATCTGCTGACTTGTTGGTGTACTCGTATCTCAAGCCGGAGATAACTTCAATCTCAACTGTGCATCCAAATTCTCTCATCGTTCAAACCCTTTCAATCGAGGTACTCAGTAACGTCTAACGGCTTGTCGTCAAGCCTACGCCACAGTAATAGCCCATTGTTTACTGGCCAGCAGATAAGGCCAACAGACAACGTATCCCATTCGCATTAGTCTAGCTCTGCACGCCCAAGCTTGTGATTCTGTTGCAAACGTGTAGTCTGTCACTTCAATCTCCCGTTTCGTTGTGTTGTGTTGTCTCCTTTAATTGTGGTTGTGCCTATTCCTCCTCCCGTAGAATCGCCTCCGCCAGCCAGAGAATCGCCTCCGCTTCTTCAATGGCAGCTTCCAAGTCAGACTCAAGAGCGACTCTCGAAGCGTCTAGGTCGGCAATAAAGTCGTCAACCGATGACATTGCAGTTTCCTCCTTTAATTGTGGTACAGGATAGTGTCGTTCACTGCTTACTTTTAGTTGCGATTTTCGTACCATTCGCTCCAGAATCCAAAATAAAAGTAGAAATAGTTATAAGTCTATATGCATCAACATGTTACGTTAACGGTATCCCATCAGAGAATTCTGATGTGAAGCATGATATGATATACCGCATGGTCAGGTATTGACCACATTTGCGGGATTGTGCCAATATCTTGACGTAACATGTTGCTATATATAACGTTATGGCAAGTGGTCAAGGATTGATCAACGTCAAGAATTGACCACCCATCCATAGCATGACATAATGGCATACCATAAGTGTATGCTGATGTGTTGATATGTCATAATGGCATACCATAAACATATGCTGATATCTACATATGCTGATACGTTGTAGCAGTGTAACGTATTAAGATATGTAGATATGATAATATCAAAGCATGATGATATGTTGATGTGTTGATATGATTGCATCAATGCATGTTGATATTAACATATGATGATGTGTTGATATGTTGGTACAATCATATCAGAATATGTTGATATGTTAATGTGTTGATACGTTGAATTGATATGATATATCAACGTATGCTTATATGATAACATGTTAATGCGTTGATGTGTTACCAATAATGATATATCATCAATGGTATACAATCGATTTTATGGTGATCGATTTTATGGTAGGGAATACCCGCTAAATGTACTACGTACACTAAGGCTTGGCTAGGTCTATATAAGAGGGGGGAGGGGCTGTTTTAGTGAACAGGTGTTATATAGGGAC